ATGAATGCACAAGACCGCCTGATTCGTTGGCACTTCACATGGCAGATATCTAAGACGGTGGTCAGTTGTCGCGCATGCCACGCGTCGCAATCAGAGAATGATAGGAGCTCCCCGTTCCAGCACGGCCACGGCTGTGCGAGCGCCTTAGCAAGCCTCAATCCATGGGTAGAACTTGACAGCATCGGCCGAGCAAGTCCGGCAACCCTAAATGCCAGCAAGGCCCGATTCGACTGACCAGCGAACGTTATGGGACGTCCTTAAAGAAAACATGGTGCCCGAGCTTTAGCGTCTGCTTTGCGCCGGTTACCCACCTTGGCGGCTTCGGCATTGTCGTCGAGTAATAGTGAGTCGCCCCGCCGGTTGGATCAGGCTTCACGCCATTGATGACCTGCTGGGCTGCTAGCTGGCACATCGCAAACTCAGCTTTCGGAATCGGCTTGGCGCCGCTCAGAAACGGGAAGTTGGGATCGTTCGAATTCCAGCAGCTGAACTGCCACGGCTTTTGACAGACGCCAATATAACCCTCGCCCCACCACGACTTGGCCTTGCCGTCGTCCACGCGGTTGCGGATCGCCCAAGCAACGGCCACCATTCCGGCAGGCTCCTCTCCTCGCGCCTCACCCCAAAGGGTACGCGCCAGCACGTCACGATCTTTGTCAGTTACGGTCATTCGCTTTTCTCCAGGCGAAAAAAAGCCCGCACTGAGCGGGCAACAAATTTCTGAATACAGACTATGGTTAGTGATCAGCCGCGTACGAGGAAGTGGCTTACTCCTGAGAACCTCGTGCTCCAGCCTCCATCACACTTTGTTTCGAGAACGGAATTGAGTGGATTTCGCAGGAGTATGCTCGTGAAAGATTTTGGATTACGGTTACGGAGAGAAAGAAATAGGCTAGGCCTTACCCAAGCAGATTTCGCAAGAATTGGCGGCGTTGAACCCAACGCGCAGGGTCACTATGAAAGCGGGTGGCGCAATCCTAAAGCCGATTATTTGCAAAGGGTAGGCGGCGCAGGCGTTGACCTGATGTTCCTTCTCACCAAGGCAACATCAGGCCCTTATGAGCAATCGGTGGTGGCAAAACGCGTATTGATGATAACCGAAACCGATGGATACATTGATGGTCCCCCTGATCATAAATCTATGCATGACCTGTTCGACCCGCTCAGAATAAGTCTTCAAGCTTCTGCCAAAGCTATCGCGAGCGCGGCGCATATATTTAATCCTGCCCTAGACACAACGAGCGACTTGGCGTTGCAAAAAGAGTTGGAGAACTTGATAGCGACCTCGGAAAAACTGCTTGATGTGGCTTTCTTAAAAGCCACAGGCAATCCTCGTGAGCGGTAGGTGAGGTCTTTGGGGAGTGGCAGACAACTGAAGCCGCTTCCCCAAAAGCCCGCACATGGCGGGCATCGGTGTTTCGGGCGGGGTTATTAGGTGGGCTCGTCCGGTGCTGTTTGTTCGGCGACATCAGGCGCCACAGGTTGCAGACTGAGCACCAGAGCATTCAAGCGCTCGATCTCATTCTGCAAAGCCTTGATGTTGTCCTGACCAGCTTGGGCGGCGATTTTCAGCGTATCAATCTCGGACTGCTGGGCAGCTTGGTTGCGCAGGCTGTCTTCGGCGATCGCCTCCATTTCATCGATACGGCAAGACAGTGACTGGTTCGCACTGACCGCATCGCCCAACTGGACTTTGGTTTGATCAATGATCTGCGCAGCCGCTTTCACCTGGGCCTGTAACGTCTCGTTGGAGCTGATCGCCGTCGTCAGTACTGGGCCTAGGATTGTGTTCAGTACGGCAATACCCTCGTCGTCGACCGTGTAAACCGGCTGAAGCTGACCTTCGGTGTCGCGAGTCACCACGCCGTCATTCAGCAATTCCCAGATGGTTTTGTAACTGGTTCCGAAAGTGCCGTCGGCATTAATCCGGAAGAAAAGCTCGTACGGACGGGTTCGTTCTACAAGTGCCATGGTTTAAGAATCCTTAAGCGAGTGAATAACGGACGTTGGTGAGGTCGATAACTTCGCTGGCTGCGAAACCACCTTTTGCCCCAACCGAGAAGACACCTGTACTGAGCGCAGACAGGTACGGCGTTGTTGCTGTCGGGCTGAACAGCCCGAGCAGTAGGGTGTCCGTGCCGACCAAGTAGCTTGGTCGATAGCCTGCCGGCATCGCTGTTAACTGGCGAAGCGTGTTCATGCCTAGCGTGGCGTCGATCGTCACCTTCCCCCGAAACTCGACGCAGTCATCAATGACCCGGTATTGCGGCTTAGTGGGCCCCGCGGTGAAACCTGCGGTCAGCACCATGTCGATCCAAGCGCCAGCGTTCAACACAATCCAGGCGGTGCCGTTGGAGCGCTGACGCTGAGATCCCCCCGGTGTGTCTGTTACATCGATCTCACCGCCTGGGTTGGCAGTAGCCGACGGGCGTGTAGCGATTGTGAACTGACCGGGACGGATAGCCGCCGTGACCGTCAAGCCGCCGCTCAGCGCCAACTGCGCAATGGTCGTCAATCCTGTCGCACGACTCACGGCCAAGGGGACGCTCAGATAACTATTGGTGTCGCTGTACCGCACAAGCTGAAAATCTGAGCCGGCGTTGCTGCCGGCTTCTGCGTCTGCGGACTTCAGAAGATCCCAGCGACGCGATGTACCCGTGGCCAGTCGGAGCGTTGCTGACTGCCCGGCGTCAGCGTCCACTGACAGGATGGTGGCGAGCGCTTGACCGTTTCGAGTTACACGAGTGTCGCCGGCCACGGCGAGAGTTGCGCTGGCGTCGACGGCCGATTGACCGATGCCCACCTTGCCGCCGCCCGAAGCCAGAAGCGCGTAAGAAGTTGACGCAGCGTTGGTCCCCGCGCAGTTGAACAGGTGGTCGGTTTGGGTCGTGTTGTTGCCACGGTTGATCGCGACCTGAACGCTACCGGCAGTTGTGATGTTCCGATGCAGACGGATAAGGGCTGAGTCGGTTGCATTGACAGGGACGTCGTCAATGTCAATCTGCCCACCCGAGTTTGCTTTGACGTGGCGAAGGTTGCCACCCAGACCGCCGATGACGTTGAGCGGACTGGCAGACCCAACAACCACGTTGCCAGTGGTCGCCAGGTTCCCTCCCACGTCTACCTTGGCGCCGGTCGCCGCGCCACGGCCCAGTCCGAACAGCGTGTTGTTGCTTTCATTTATCGTAACCGCGATACCGCGCGAAACACTTCCGGTGACTGTGTTTTCGAGGTTCATGTACGTGGCTTGGTTTGTGTCTGAGTGGTCGGACGCGGCATAAACGCTAAGCGAGGCAGCGTTTGTTATGGCTTGACCCGCGGCACGGACACCGCCGAATACGAACTGGCCGAGTCGGTCGGTAGCGATAAGCGGCATCGGGGCTGCGATGGTGCCCCTTCCCTTACCCAAGATAACCTCTGTGACTCCGAAGTTATCGATGTAGCTGCGCATGTTTAGCGAGATGCCGTTGTTCGCCTGCGCGACAATGCTGCCACCCAGTGTAAGCCCCGCGCCTATTGTGGTTGAGCCCGCAACGCTTAGACTCCCCGTAGCAGCCGGAAAATTCGTATTCAGCTTCGCGTCGAGCGCGGCCTGCTGCGGCACGCTTACTGGTTTCGCGTTGTCCGCCGTATTGCTCGCCTGGTCGAGGCCGACATCAGCCTTTGCCAAAACGACGTCGCCAGTTCGCCCTGCAACCGACTGCACCAGGTTGACCTGCGCACCAGGGGCAATACCTCCGAGCTTCGTTTTCTCCGCGTCGCTGTACGCGTTGGTGTTCGGGTTCGACTCGTACAGCGTCTTGACCTGCGCGGCGGTGACACCCGCAGTCGGGCCGTTGTACACCCATTTCGAATCGTTGTTGTCCCACAGGTACTGGATGACATCGGTGCCGTTGGATGGATCGACGAACGCGTAGTCGCCGATGTTTGCCGTGGGTACCGCGGATTGAAGCGCGGCCAGCGTGGCGAACATACCGCGGAAGTGGTTCGGATCGAGGCCGGCGAGCTTGGCCTTTTCCAATGCGGTGTAGTTCTCATCGGACAACTGCTTGCCAGCGACGATAGCGACCTTCGAATCTAGCGCATTCTGCAAGCCCGCCACGGTAGCGATCGCCTGGGCACCGGTGTGATTACCGCGCGCCAGCAAAAAGGAATCGGATTGGTTGGCCGTCGCACCAGCAGCTATCGCGTTCAACTTGCTCAGCAGCGCGCCGGTGAAGTCATTGGCGGACAAGCCGTAACCGTTCACCTTGTCAACCTTGAGGCCCAGCGCTTGAACCAGATCAGTCTGATCTGCAAGTAAGCCGCCGATCGCGCCCCATGTCGGAGCCCCTGCCACCCTCCCCCAGCCGCCCGCCGTGCGTCCGTACAAGATCCCGTCTGCCAGGTTCAATGCAACACGGGCGCCAAAGAACGACCAGTGCCCGTCCAGGAAGCGCGCGACCTCGCCAGCCTGCCCAGCCCAAAGCCCGCTCGGAGCCGTGCCCACTACATGCCGATCGCCTTCGGCCGGCACCGCCGGCGGCGCATTGGTATTGACCGACAGGACGGCCAACTGCACCAGACCGTCAATGGCGATGATCGCTTCGTTGAGCCCCGCTGCCGGATCAATCGTGTTTTCCGGCACAAACGGAATGGCGTTGTTGATGCTAACCGTCATAAGTTCACCGAGATTGCCGGGCCTAAGCCCGTGATGGAATTTTTCTGCCGCACACTGAGCGTGCCGGCGACATAGGGAATGGTCATGGTCATGTCGGTGGTGTCGTAGCTGTTCGCACCCAGCGTCAGGCGGAACCCGGTGAAGTAGCGACCCATACCCACACCTGCGCCGCCACCGAGGCGCCCAACGCCTTGCCAGGACACGACAGCGTTGCCGCCATCGCGCACGACCTTGAGGTAAGCCGGGGCCCGCTCTTGCTGCGACACGCCGGTAAACGTGACGGTAACGACCGGCCCGTCAGCCAGGCCGTACGACGTAACCCGGAAGGTCAGCGGCCGATTGAGTTCGTACAGCTCGGCCTCGACAAACGCCAGGTCCAGGCGATCGAGGAAAACGAACCGCTCGCCGGTAACGTGCGCAACGGCCGCCGACCCTTTGCGACCGCGCAGCAAACCACCCAGCAACCATTCGGTATCGCCGATCTGCTCCACGGTTGAAAAGTTGATCAGCTCGTTACCCACGATCGCCAGGTTCGTGCGGTTGAGCATTTCAGTCATGGTCGCCGGTATCAGCTCCATATCCTTGCGCAACAGCTTGACCGTCAGTGTGTTGAGGTCATCCCGGTAGTACGGCGAATGCGCAGCGCAGTCGGCCGTCAGCGCGCCCATGATCGCGTTGGAGGTGGTGCCCTCTGAATCGATCCAGTTGGCCCCGCCATCCTTGCTCAGCTCGACCACAGCGCCTTGCCAGTCCTGAGTCAGGCTCGATACGGCGATGTAATAGCCCAGGGCATCGTCCGAAGACTTGAGAATGCTGGTGTCGATGAATTCCATGCGCGACTCACTGGCGATCAGGCTGGGCGGTGTCGATGGCACGCCCGCCGGCACACCCTGGATCGTCGACTGGTAAGCCGTGGCCCGGTCATAGGTCAGTTTGTAAGTTTGCTGACCTTCGTCAATCTTGCATTCGGTGATCCGTAACCGGTCACCCTCGAACAGGATGATGTCGGCCCCGGTCAACTGAATGAAGTTGTCCGCCAGGGCAAATTCGAAGTCGCCGCGCTGTTCTTCAATGGCGATCTTGTGGGACACCACCACCGAACGCGCCGCGTCATCCGCGCGCATGATGACCGTCGTTGCGGTCGAGCTTTCGCCGGTCGCGCGATTGTCAAAGCTGCGGTCGGATGTTTGCTTGTCGGTGGTCAGCCCGCCGTCGGTGTCGTAATACTCCAGGTTGATCACGCGAGGGACGGTAATGCTGTCCCCACGGGTGACCCGCTCGACCTCCTTGCCATCGTCGATCAGATCCTGACGGGTGATCGTGGCGACCGGATCGCCGCCCCGTGGCACGAAGTGGATCACCCCGCCATGGTTTGACGGGTCAAAGGTGAACACGCCCGACAGCGTGTTGATGGCGGCCGCCACCGAATGCGCGCTGGTGGTCGAAAACCCGTCGACATAACCTTCCAGCAGACTGACATCAAAACCACCCAGCGGAATCCCGGCACGCTCGCACATCTCGGCGACGATCGAGGACAGCGCCCAGCTGCACAACAGCGGGTCGTAGGCCTGGCTCAAGGGGGGACCTCCATCATGAATTGCAGCCGTAGCTGATCGCTGAAGCCGATACGCAAAATGCCGCTGGTGATGCCGGTGGCCAGCAACCGCTCCACCAGGTACCGATCGCGCTGCTGCCGGTAGTACAGGCCGCCATCACGCACGTAGGCGATAATCACATCACTGAGGCTGCTTTGCTTTTCGCGCTTGTCGTCGAGGATCACCCGAGGCGTGATCGCCGTTGCAGGCAGGTCAGTGACCACCTGCCCGCCCGCTGACGGGTCGTACCAGCGCAGCTTGGCTCGCCCTGCCTGCATGAAAGACAGCACCGGGCGCATGTTCTGATCAAACGTCAAGCTGATTTCAGTGATGCCCGGCGCTTCGTACAGCACGAATTCATCGGTGTTCTGTGCGCTGAGCAGAACCTGGTCACGAATCAGCCGGGCGCGCCATACCTGGTACTGATTGCCCTTTGACGAATCGTTGATCGCCACGCCGCCGTCTTCGTAGTCGATGTATTTGGTGACGGCCATGGCTCGGGCGCCAGTCATGGTGCCGCGCACCGCCTGCGTCGACAGCACCTTGCTGGGCAGCATTACAGCGCCTTCCTTGCCCAGGTATGCGTAAACGAAAGCGCGAGGGTGTTGGTGTTTTTCTTCGGGATCTTGGGTGTGAACCCGAACTGATAGCAGCCGCTGCCGTGAATAAAGCGAATCGCACCAATGCCACCGGGATAATTGGCGGCATCCAGCCCGAACGTAAGGGTGCACGTTCGGGAGTAAGTGCCAGGGTTGTAGACGGCATCAGACTGCGATCCGCCCTGGCTGATAGATGCGTGTTCCCCTGATGGCACTGCCACAATATCGGCGCCAATAGACCCCGAATAACTCTCGTTGAACACACCGTTGCCCACCCCCTGCGCCACACCTGCTTGCCAGTAAGTGCTGATCGTTACGCCCGAGGCACGGGAAACCCAGTTGTAGGGGACCCCGGCGAGGGTCACAGTCCCCGAGTTGTCGACCAGCGGCGGATAGAAACGCAGCTGATAGGTGACTTGCAGGATTTCGTCAGGCAGCACCGTGATCGTTGTCGGGTTACCCGCGCTGTCCTTGACCAGAGCCCGGCTAAACAGGTTGCCTTTGTCGGTCCAGCCAATACCAATCTCGGAAATATTGCCCGCCGCCGCACCCACCGGGAACTGGAAGTCCTTTGTGATCGACGCGTAGTAAGGCGGCTCCGGGGGATTTTTCAAGGTAGAGGCGAAAGTTAGAAAACTCGCCAGCCAATTCGCCAGCGAGGTATCCGCGTTAACCGGTGTCGCGCCGCCCGACCCTATTTGGCAGTAGTACAGATAATCTGTGTTGTTACCCATGCGATCGAGACCGCCATTGGTAATCAGGTTTCGGAACGTCGGCACAGGTTCATGCCGACTGCCCGGAACTTCCACACCGTCCTTATCAACCTTCCACTTGGTGAGGGTGAAGTAACCCTCAACCTCAGTTTCAAAATTTGTGTCTAAATTCATGATAGTGAACCTGTCGTGATCGATGATCCGCTCGTCGTCAGCCCTTCGGGCGGATACGTGTGGAAAATTGCGGGCTTCAATAAGCCGGATGAAATAACTGAGCCGCTGGTGGTGAGCGCTTCGATGGTTGAATTCGTCGGTGCCGTGCGCAAAGCACCTGCCGAAATTATTGAGCCAGTCGAGCCGATCGCCTCGATCACGGCCTGACTCGGCGGATTGCGCAGGTCACCGGCGCTGATGTATGAGCCTGATGTGCCAAGCGCGTCAGAAAGGACGTAAGGCGGCGGCGGTACGTGTCCCTTGGTCAGCACTGCGCTGACGCTATCCGCAGCCTCAGTGACCTCAAGCGCATAAGGCCGCGAGGTCAGCGGATAGCCCTCGGCGCGTTCCACCTCAAACAGCCATTGCGGAACTGCCCCGCTCATGTCCGTCAGGTCTTCATTCAGCGCGACCATGTAGGCCGTGCCGCGATACCCCGGAACGTTACCGGCACCCCATATCGCTTCCAGATCTGGCGACGGCATCTGCGTCCACCCGCCGAGGTAAAGCCGGTACGCCTTAAGGAACACGCCGTTGTTGGCACGACCCCAATTGTTTCCGCGCGCGTCATACACCAGCTTGTTGTTGCGCCAGATCCTCGCAAATGCGGTGATCGGCCCTTCGCAAACGCCCAGGGCGTAGGTGCGAAAGACGTGCTCGACCTTCTGCGTCTTCTTGCTGCTGCCACCCTTGCCGCCGCTGTCGACGCTCTCTTTCACCATCCGTTTGATGGGTTCTTGGCAGTGAATGAGGTTGCCCCCGATCGGGCGAACCCTGCCCCAGATAATTGCGCGGGGCTCGGATTCCTTGGCCGTCTGCTGGCTGATTTCGCCGAGTTTGGATTCGATGGGGTCGCTGGTTAAGCCCAGCGCCTTATCCAGCTTTACGTCCATGCCCAGGCTGGTGAAGCGGTCGATCTTGCCGAATATTGAGTTGCTGCCAAAAATCAGCGTGCTACTCATTGCCAGGGCCTATAGATCCGCACAATGCGTCGACGCCACGCGTCATCAATGCCGTGCTCCGTGACCGATATCTGGCTGAAACTATGGATCAGCGTCAGGCCCAACTCATTGGACGCGATCAGTCCGACGTGTGACGGCTCGGTCGAGCCATCCCAAGCCATCAGCACCACGTCACCGGCGCGCAGATCCTCGACCGGTTCGCCAAAGTGCTCGAGCATTTCACGCTCCAGACCATCCATGTGCGGGGTGCGGCTGTAGTCCAGCCGATCGCGCATCAGCAGCCCGCCGGCGGCCATGGCGATGACCACCAAGCCAATGCAGTCGATGCCGTATTTGCTTCGGCCCCGGTGCCGCCACTTGCTCCCCAGAAAGGTGCGAGCCTCGGCAATGGAAGCGTCAATCGACAATTGCAGATCCACTCAAACCTCCGAACGTTTGCGCGCCAGGCGTCATCGATTCCGTGCCGTCACCGACCGGAATGTATGGCTCGCCCTTGTAGTTGATGTAGTTGCCGTAGGCCGTGCAGAAACTCGGGGACTTGTTGCAGTCGCGGCGGATCTCGAACTGGTGGCCGACCTCGATCAGAAACGGCACCGGCTCCAGCAACGCCACGGTGTGACTGGTAGGGCTATACCCTTCGACCTGGTACAGCCGAGAGCCCCGGTTGGGCCCGGTGATCCAGCGCAGGCGGCCCGGCACCACCTCCTGATCCAGGACCAGACCGGCAGCGGCGAACACCACATGCGGTTCTCCGCCGAGCGCCGTTACCGTGCCGGCCCGCCACATGCCAGAAGCGTCCACGCCACAGCCGGTTTGCCCGCGGGCCTCACTGCCAAACACCGCACGACAGCGCCGCGACCATAGGTAACCAATGCTCTGTTTGAGCCGCATGGCATAGCTGAGCAATTCCGGCACATAGATCGCCTGGCCGTCGACCGTCACCTGGCCCACGTCGCCGGCATCCATGACCATGTGGCCCATGCTCAGGTCGGCCCAGTTGACCAGGCGCATCTGCCATGCGGCGTCGTCCAGTTCCCCGGCCAACGCCATTTCCAGGGTGATGCCCGGCATGTCGACCGACAGCAGTGCCGTGGCTTCGGCGTTGTCCACCGACAGACCGGTGTCGGTGGCGATCACCGAGGGGTCAAAGCCATTCGCAGCGACGTACAACACGCCGTCGTAATAAACATCGCGGTTCAACGTGGTCAGGCCGAACACCCGGCCATCGCTGAACGTTAGGCGTAACAGCCGGCAGGTGCTGGTGACGGACTGTTGCAGGTGCGCCAGTAGCGCAGGCGGGCATGACCTCACGTCGGCACCTCCACCAGATCCACGTCAGCGCCGAGCATGAAACCTTCGTCACCAGGTGCGACCGGCGAAAAGTCCAGACGGTCCGAGGCAAAGCGCACCGGCACGTCAAATTCACCTGACCAGGTCAGCACCGCTTCCACGGGTGCCGTTACCGTAACGATGCCCTTGGCGTAGTCGACCACTGCCATCGGCATGACCTGGCCGTCGGCGTAGATCGTCACCGTGCCGGCCACCGGCTTGCTGATCGGCCGCAGCAGATTCAACGGCCCGAACTTGTAGGTTTTGGTCAGCTGCACCTGCTGCTCAACGCCGGTGGCGTAACCGATCTGTTCACGGTCCGCTTCGTAGTCAATCCAATCCTTGAAGCGGAAGGCGATCGCGCTGCCCATGCTCGCCATGTGCGCGCCGCGCACCAGCAGATGGTCCTCCGGATACAACGCGGTGTAGCTCACGCTGTAGCGGCCCAGCGGGCGCGTCCAGTTGGCATTGCGCCGTTCCTGGCCAGAGCGCAGCGCGGTGATGCGGGTGTTAAATTCCTGTCCGAAATGCGACCCGTAGGCCACATCGTCCAGCAGCCGGGTTTCATTGAACATCAACCTAATCTCCCAATCGCCGTTTGCTGTTTGCGCACGGCGTCACGCTGCATCTGGTTGGAGGTACGGTTATCAACGCGGCCGGTGGTGTAGATGTTTTGCGTCACGGCCACCGAGCGATCGACATTCGTTGAACCACCCCATCGAGTACCCTGCCCGCTGCCAGAACCGCCAGCGGACGCCTGGCCACTGCCTCCCGAGGGCAACATGGAAATGTCGCCATTGCTCAGCGCTTCCAGCGTGCCTACTCCGATGCGGGCGGTAGCCTCCGCGTCCATGACGTATTCCTGCCCATGCACCGCACCGACCACCTGTTTCCGGCCGAAATTGCCGGTGTAGCCGCCCTTCTCGAATCCCACGCCGGCGATTTTTGCAACGTTCACCGCCGCCGCCACACCTACGCCGGCCGCCGCGATAAAGTTGAAGGGAGGCGGGAAAGCGCCCAGCGCGCGCTGCACGCCGAGAATCCCTTGAATGGTTGCCTCGGCGATCGCCGAAGCCTTACCGATCGCGGCCAGCTTCTTGTTTTCCGACGTGCTGAGCGTGGCCATGTTGCCGAAGAAATCCGCCGCGCCCGTGAGCATCGCGGTGTTTTTCGCCGAGGAAATAGCGGCCTCGTTGTCCCTGGCCTGCTTGTTGATATTGGCCACGCGATCGGCGTAGGACTGCTCGTTGATGACCTTGAGGTCGAGATAGCCTTGTTGCTTCTCCAGCTCGGCGGCGCGCCACGCTTCCAGATCCTCGGCGTCCTTGTTCAGGCGTTCGATTTCACTGGTCGGCCCGCCAATGGAAACGTCGATGCCCGCAGCTTTTGGCGCTTGGGTAACACCCTCCACCGTTTTAGGTGGCAACTGGGCTTGTAGGTTGATATCCCGAATCTTTTTCAGATTCTCCAGCTGGGTCGCCGCTTCCGTGTTGCCTTGGCGCTGGTACTCCAGCATTTTCGCGGCATCATCCAGTTCGGACTGCGCCGCGTTGGCTGCTTTGAGCTGGCCCGTCTCTTTCAGGATCTCGATGCGGGCCTGCTCAATCTTGATCGCATCCTCAGCCGACTTGTTAAGCCGTCCGAGCGCATCCAGCTCAGACGCCAGCCCTTTTAAGCGCGCTTGTTGCTGGGTGTTAAGGCCAGCGAGCTTGCCGGTCTGCAACTCAAAATTGAGTTTGGCAACCTCGGTAACGGTCTTCTGCTTGCCGGTTGTCTGGTCAATCAGCGATATCTGCCGCAGGTAGGCTTCCTCGGCCGACTCAAATGATTTGAGCTGAGCCTTGGCAGCGCTGGCCGCTTCACTGGTGGTCTTGCGTGCCGCCGCCGCTGCCGCGTCGTCTGCGGCCTTTTGCGAGTCCTTCGCCGCTGCCGCCGACCGGATGGCCACGACCATGCCTTCGGTCAGCAGGGTGTTTTCAGCAATGAACCGATTCGCTGCCTGGAGCGCTGTTTTGTCTTGCGCCGCTCCGAGCTGCTTTTGCAACTGGTCCAGGTACTTCTGCCCGTCGGTTTCAGCCTGCGCCTTGGCCGCGTTGTTCTGCAGCTGGGCACGCGTGTTTTCGTCCGTTTCCCCGGACAGCTCAGCGAGCGCTTGTTTCTGCTTGTTCAGCGTGGCGGTCAGGTCAGAAACCTTGATTTGACCGGTCTCGATTGCCTGCGCCATTTCCTCGGTGACGCCGGGAATCAGCCGCACCTGGTCGGCCACCGTCTTCCAGTCCACCGACTGGCCGGCGGCCGAATCCTTCACCGCCTGGTTGACGATGTCCATGGCCTTCCGAAACTCGGCCGGCAGCGGTGCGATACCGCCCATAAAGCCGGACGCGCCCGCCAAACCCGCACTGGACAAGCTGGCTTGCAGCTCAAAAGCAATCGAGCCGGCAGCGGCGGTCAGGTCTTTCTGCGTGTCCGCGATTGAGGCACGCAGCTCGCGCAAAGTGACTGACTGCGTGGCGCGGTTCAGCGCGTTGAACCGCTCGGTCAGCTTGTCTAGCGGATCGGCCAAGTCACCTAACTTCTGCTCCAGGACACTGGTGTTATCACGCAATGTCAGGAACGCCGTGGCAGCACCAACGGCCAACATGGCGATACCGACCGGCCCACCTAGCAGGCCGAGCACCGTGCGCGCAGGGCTGACCATTGCAGACTGCGCGGCCGTCACGGCAGCTGTAGCACGAGCCTCGGCCATGCGGGCTTGCGCAACCTGGAGCGCCATTTCCCGCTCAACCGCCATACCACTGACGCGCGACTTGGAAGCAGCCAGCTCTTTCTCGGCCAGGAACAGCGCCGTGGCGGCTTTTTGCTGCTCGGCCTGCGCAGCCAGCAACACGGTGGCTGCCTCCGCGCGTCGCGCGATCGCATTTTCCAGCGAGGCCTTGGTGGCCATCACCGACGCCGCAGCGGATACCGTCAGGTTGCGCGCATACACGGCTAAGGCCGCGACCGCTGCAACGCCGGCGATTTCCGCTAACGTCTCGAAATTATCGCCCAGCAGCGAGACGCCGCTGGCTAGTCGGCCGGTACCGTCGTAAGTCTCATTGAGCTGGCCAACGTAGACCGAAAAGGCGTTGCTGAGGTTCTGGATCGCGTCACGCACCGCCACGCCCATGCTGTCAGCCAGCAGGCCATTGGCCTCGGCGGACTTCTGTAGGCCGGTGGTCAGGGTGTCGAGACTGAGTTTGCCTTGGGCGCCCAGGCTTCGGATCTGCTCCGACGTTTGCCCGGTCGATTTGGCGATGGTGTCGACGATGGTCGGCATTGCCGCGAGGATCGATTGCCAGCCATCGGCTTCAATCTTGCCGGTTTGCAATGCTTTGGAATAGGCATCGATCGCCGCCGCGCCCTTGTCGGCTGACGCCGAGTTGGTCACCAGCAGGAAACTGAAACTGTCCATGACATCGAGCGCTTGCTCGGTGTTGTAGCCCATCGACTTAAGGCTGTCCGCCGTACGAATGTACAGCTCTTGGGCTTCGCTCAGCGGCCGATAGGTGCGCTTGGACGTGCTCAGCAGGCGCTGTTGCACCAAGTCGTATTCGCCGACGCTGCTGGTTGCCTGACCGATGCGATCGGACATCTGTCCGTAGGAGTCGGCCGTTTCCACGATCTTACCGATCGAGGCAGCACCTACAGCCGCCGCCAATACAGTCTTGATCAGGCCCGCCGCGCTCTCCGCACTGCTGCCCGCACGATCAAAGGCGGTGTCGATCCTTCCCAGGCTCTTGTCGATCTTGGTTGACGCCTGGGACACGCTGGTGTCGGCACGCGCCATTTCCTGACGAAGTTGCGCCGTCGTCGCTTCGATGCGGACCAACATGCCTTGAACGTCAGCATCTGCCATCATTTTTCTCCGGGCATAAAAAAACCCGCCGGAGCGGGTTTCTTTTAAAAGGGGTATTACCTGACGCAGGATTCAATATCGTCGACGACGCCTTTGAGACTCGCCAGCACCTTGGCCGAGCCCCCGCCGGTCATCACATGCACGCGGGTGAAACCGATGTTCGACATGGTCCCGGTATCTGTTTGCGCCTGCTGGATCGACGCGAATTGATACGATCGACCTTGGCCGTCACGTTGCAGCGTCATGGTGAATCGAACCACGTTTGTTGCCAGCCCACTGTTGAAGCTGGTCGCACCCTGGGCGACAACCTTCGCTTCGTCTGGGGATACGTATTGGATGACGCTGCCGCCGCCGGACTCGCGCACAGAACCCGCAGAATAGTACGTCCTGGTGTAAGGGCCGACGAAGCTGCCGGCGGCATCACCGAGCGACACCGAATCGTTTCTAACCGTGGCGGCTACGCATTCGGGCAGGCCTTGCGAGGCCGGACCGGAGCGCTTAACCACCAGGGATTTTAGAAACTTGCCCTCCAGACTCACATCACCATACTTGGCCAGCTCTTTCGGGTTCGCCGAACAACCGACCAGCAGCACCACAGCGGCAATACCTAAAACAAAACGCATATCGATCCCTCAATAAATTGTGACGGGAATCTATCACCAATAGATCGAGGTGGCGCGCCTCTACTTTCTGCGACCACTGAGTGCCAGCCTCAGCTTGTCTGCGACCGTGGAAGCCTTGGGCTTTTCTACATCGGCCTTGCCGCCATTCTTGATCCGCGTCCACTCGATACGCGCATCCAAAGCCATAAGTAGTTCCGGAATCGGCGTGTGCCAAGCCACTGCAGGCGGCCAGCCAAGCCAGCCGACTGCCCTGGAATACAGACTGTCGACATAGCTGCCGTCGACTATGAGGTCGACGCCTCCGGCTCGGGCGCTTTTCCCGAGGTTTTACCGCCTGGGTTGTAAAGCGCCGCCAGGTATTTGCTGAGTTTGATGGACACCTCAAACACACCTTCGAACCAGACGTTTTCTGCAACTACGTCGCGGCGTTTTTCGTCCAGATCCGCGCCGGCCAAAATCACACTGGCGCACGCATCAACGCTCAATGCCTGGAGCGCTGAGGAAGTTGCATTAAGTCCACCAAAGCGCGACTCGATGGCGCGTACGGCGGCCAGAGTGGGCAGCAGCGCGTAAATTGTGCCGTTCACTTCAATCTCTGTGGTGCCGTGCAGAGTCCTGCTCATGATTCAGATCCTCAATGGATCGGGGCCGAAGCCCCGCCATTTACGCTGCGACGATTTCGATGATGTCGGAGTTGATGCCGATGGTGACGTTACGGCGCACGACGTTATCAGCCGCACCCGGCGCCACGGTGTTATTCATCACCTTGCCACGCATGTAGAACACCGTCGGCAATACCGCCGGTACCGCATCTGCATCGCCGTCGTTCAGGGTAATCTTGATGTTGTAATCACCCTTGCCACGGTCCTTGTGCGCAACCTTAAGCGCCGACTGGCCCACGTCGCCGTTATCCAGGCCGAGGGCCAGGGTCAGATCACCGGCATCTGCCGTGCCCTTGTACTTGCGCACGCGACCGCCGCGCAGCGACGTGAAGGTCACCGAACTGAACGTGTCGCCGAACTCGCCCAGGTCTTCGATTTCACCGACATCGACGTATGTGTCTGCCTTGTATTCAGTCTCGGTATCGGCGCCGGTCTTGCCGCCAATGGCGAACCGACATTCGGCCGCCGTATTCAGATTATCGGGCATGGGTAATCCTCCAAATGCACATTGGATAAAGCCGCTGAGCGGCCGTTGTTGGGGTTTAGTGAGTGGTGATGACGCGCAGCGTGATCGAACCCTGATAGGTCACACCATCCGCATCCCGCTGAGCCTCGGCCTGTTGCACGCGGACGGAAACAGCGCGACCTACGGCCAAGGGCAAGCGGCGCTCATCGAGCGCGGCGACCACCTCGCCAATGATGCGTTTAACCTCGGCCTGGCCATGCAGATCGGACCACACGGAAAAATAGACCAGTCGCTGTTCGCGTTTGCGTCCGGAAACGGGCGAGTCATTGGTGGATATCTCCCGATCAATCGAGACATAAGGCTTTGGCGTATTCATCGGCGCGCCATCAAACACCGGGCATGAAACCTCGGCCTCAAGCCTGGCTATCAGTGCCACCTGTAACGCCAAGGACGGATCAGACATCGCTTGAACCCTCGCTGGCCTTGCGCAATGTATTGGCAAGCGCCTCCCGTATGCATGCCAACACAAACTCCCGATTTACGTCCTTGGCAGGTCGCAACCAAGGGTGCGCCGGACGCGCCGGGATATCAGGATATTTGCCGTAGAAGTGTGAGCCGTCTGACTTGTTCTGAGTGTCACGGGCCCGTAGTGCGTTCCGCCGCCCGCTCAGCTTGGACTTATCGCGGTTGTTAGTATGCACTCCGCCCACAGCGTTTTTGTCTGCTCGACGGTACAACGAACCGCTGTAGCCCTTGGTCCCGTACTCCAGGAATTTCAGGTAAAAAAAGCGGCGGTTGTCCTTTTTACCGCGCAGACCAATTTGAGCATCCAGCCCGCTTTTCGACACAAACGCTTTCAGCGCAGATGCAGCCTCACCGGTATCACGGGGGACCAACTGCTGCATGGTCCGCAGGATCGCATCGGCGCCTTGCTGCATGGCCGGCCGTATTTCGTTATCCATCATTGTGTGAATGTTGCGCAGGGTACGGCGCAACTTGAAGTCCCCCGACATTCGCGATCGACGCCTCGCCACTAATTACACCTTGGCCTTGGCGGCCTTATCAGGTGTCACCGCCGCCGGTTGCTCAGCCATTTCCGGATCAGCCACCTCAACCGCAATACCGCGAGCAACCAGAGCTTTGCCTGTGGTCTTGTCGGTGATGAATTCTTCGCCCTTGGCCTTCTCACCCACGGCGCCCGACAGGTCGCCCAATGCTTTTAATTTCAAAATGATTTCCCTCAGGGATTTGGAACGCTGGAGCACAATATCCGCAGCATGGTGGTTTCGTTATCTAGCAAGGCCGCCTCGATCAGGTATGTCGTCGACACACCGTTGCGCACGTTAACCAAGCGGTTACCGGCGACAGCATTTGGTTGGGGGCGCGCACGGATCTCGGCGGTGACCATGGCTTCGATTTGCTCAGCCATAGGAGTGGTCCGCCCAGTAGGCAGAGTGATCTCGCACCAAGTCTTTCCAATCTCCAGCCAAGTGGTGTCGAACCCGCCCGACGAATTCTTTACCAGCACCGGCCGAATAATCGTGCAGCGATGTCGAAGCGGACCAGCGCGCATTACACCCCCCAGCCGACACGGTATGGCGTCAGCAGCGCGCGTGAGCCCATAGGCAGCTCGCTCGAAATGGTTCCGACCACCACGTCTTCGCGATTGCCGTAGAGATGACCAAGGATCAACAAGCAGGCAGCTCTCACCGAGGCATTGATCAGTATGGGATCTGCGCCCGCAGTACCGGCCGACACGGCGAAAGCCAGAGAGTCAGCGTCCGCGTAGAAGCGGCGGTTGAGGTATTGCTCCGCAGAGTCTTCTGCGGCATCGAGCAACAGTTCGACATGCGAAAGATCGTCCTCCTCCGCCCGCAGATGAAGCATTGCGACATCGAGCGAGATTGCCTTCATGTCAGGCCTTCGGCTTCTTATCGGTGGCTAAGCCTGCAGCGACCAACGAGACCGCATCGTGCTTCGGTGACTTGTAGCCCTTCCCGCCCGCGCGGCGAACTTCCTTGCCGTCAAGGTAGCTGCGAAGTGGGTAGATCATGATTTCGCCGGAGTCTTGAGTTCCGTCGGTTTGTGCATTTGCTTCTACAGCGCCGGCATCAACATCACGCGAGGGTGCTGCAAACGATGCGCCGCTTGCAGTGGTCGACACAGTCCCCGCTTGCAGCTGATCCCCGCCAACAGTCCCCGAATCAACAGCGGGAGCATCGGTTGCCCGTGCGGTAGTGGGGAGCACAGTGTCTGTGGCCACTGGTTTCGCCAAATCGTTCGAATTTGTACGTGCCATTTTTGAATCTCCAGAATCAGCGAGGCCGCCCGAGGGCGGCACTCAGTTGCGATGGGATCAGGCGGCGGTGAGATCACCGGTCACGAAGGCTTCCGGACGGTAAACCGCGAACGCCAGACGTTCTTCCGCGCGGATGGTGACCATGTTGTTCTCGAAGTCTTTGTCGTTCTCCGTCGAGACCAGGACTTCGATACCCATGCGGTCGTAGATCTGCGCAGCCAGGCTGAAGGCGCCGACCAGAAATTGGTCTTGAACAATTGCCTGAGTTTCAACAACGGGCAGGTTCCACAGACGCGGCGCGGTGCCATCCTGAGGCTTGCCGATGATGTAACGGCCTTCGCCATCCTTCAGCAGCTCGATAGCTGCCCAATCAATCGGGTTCAGCACGATGCCCGTAGACGGGAATTCAGCCAGCATGGCCTGCAGTAGCGCCAAACGGATACGGTCGATGCGCTGTTCAGCTTCGACCACAATGCCGGCCGGCGGCGCATATGCCTGGGCCTGAGGAATGATCCCCTTCAAGTTATTGCCCGTGCCGTTGCCGTAAAGCAACTGCGCCTCTTCGGCCAGCAGGAGGCCGTAGCGAGCACGGGCGTCGATGTAGCTTTGCAGTGCCGCTGCATCGTCGAGGATCTGGCGGCTGCCTTTGAAGAGATGCGCAATGGTGCGCACGTTGGCGTTCTCGAGCGCGAAGGTCAGTTCGCTGTAAGGCTTGGCCAAACCTTCGCCGACAATCGCAGCGTTGTTGGTGAAACCAGTCTCACGGACGTACTCGACGGCATTGCTGCCGGTCGTGCCGGGCGCTACCAGGTCACGGATTGTGAGGCGACGTTGAGGTGCCAAGATTACGCCCACACGTTCGGTCTGTACCAGGGCGCCACCGGAAGTCGGTACCGAGGTGATGGCCGCACGGGGGACCTCAACACGGCGCGAACCACGGAAGGAGCTGGTGACGCCCTCTTCCGCCATTTTCGCCGCGACCAGATCACCCGCAGATTGCTGGACGCTCGGCTCGTGTTGCTTGTTGGCATTGACCAGCGACTGCTCGGCGCTCTGCATGCGCGCCTGCAGCTCGCCCTGCTTCATCAGCAGTTCATCGACCTTGGTGCGGGTTTCTGCCTGCATTTCACCGGAGGCTTTGATCTCCTTCTCGGTACGCTCGGCATAGGTCTTGATCTGATCGCCGACAGCTTTCAGGTCGGCTTGGGTCTGCTTCTGGGAAGCTTCAATCGCAGAGAGATCTTGGGGCATGGTGTTGTCCTTTCAGAAATGAAAAAACCGCCTCTAGGGCGGTCAGTAGTCGGTTGCTGTCTCAGTCGTTTAGCCCGTCGGGAATAGATTCCGAAGAGCTGACGCCTGGAGTGCGGTTTCTTCAAACGCAGATACATCAAGGGCAGCGCGAGGCGTACCCGGCACGACAGCGCTAGGCGTGTCGCCGCCAACAGCTTTACGCGTGCTGGTCTTGATTTCGGAAAGCAGCTTCTTACGCTCCGTACGGGTCATGCCTGACTTCGCAAGTGCTGCGTCTAACTTGCGCGTGGCATGGGCACTTGCTCTTTCTGGATCCGCTTCTTCTGTAACTTCTGAAGCATTGATCAACCCCGTCGCGAAACCCTTTTCCACGGCATTCGAACCGTTCATATAGGTTTCGGCGTCGAGCATTTTTTCAACGGCTTTTTCGTCCTGGCCGCTAGTGTCCGCATAGAGGCTGATCATGGCCCGATCAAACTCTTCCATGGTGTCGGCCAGTTCGCGAATGGCGTGCCGGTTACCAGCAAAGTAAGTCCAGCAGTTGTGAATCATCAGGAACGCGGTCTTAGCCACCTCCCGCTTGGCGCCGGCCATGGCGATGACTGATGCAGCTGATGCCGCCAGGCCAAGAACTTTCACGGTGACTTCCTGCGAATGCTCGAGAAGTCGGTTATAAATCGCGATCCCCTCGAACATGTCGCCACCCGGGGAGTTGATGTAAACAGTCACCGGCTTGTCACCGATGGCGCGTAGCGCCGCGTCAACGCGCTTGAGCGTCACCCCGTCGCCGTACCAGTCCTCGCCGATGATGCCGTACATGGTGATGGTGTCGGTACCGGCTTCCAACGCCGCGCGAAGATCAGGGTTCCAAAGATCAAGCGCACGCGGGCTCAGCTCACACTGGAAACTGCGAGCATTGATATTCAGCGGCATGTTTACTCCTTATGGCCGAGCCAGCTTTTAAGGGCTGCCTGCGCGGCCTGGCCATCGGTGGATTCGCCCAGCTTGTCGATCGGGGTCAAGTTGGTTTGAACAGTGAGCACACCAGCGTTGCCGCCGTGGCGCGGGAGGTTTTCTTTAACACGGCATTCGTCTCGGGTCATGATGCCGTTCTGCGTCATCTGGCTATACCAGGCAGAGCGGCCCGCCGTATCCGCCTTGAGGAAGGCTTCAAGCGAAAACTCGGCGTAGTACACCTGGCGCTCTACAGGGGTGATAAGCCGCTTGTTCACGCATTGCTGAATTTGATTTGTGATCGAACTGATGCTGAAGGTCAGGAACGCAATCATCTGCTGTTCAAGGCCTGTCCCCCAGTTGCTGCCCGCATCTGTCTTGCCGACCATCCACGGCGGAACCCCAAACCAGCGGCAGACTTCCTCGACGCTGTAGCCCCTGGATTCGAGCAGCTGCGCATCTACCGGGTTGATACCAATAGTTTCCGGGGTGATGCCCTGCTCCAGCACCGGTGAACGGCCTGCGTTCAGCGCGCCCGAAACCTGCTTCACATAGTCACGAAACTCTTCGCGCTGTTCAGGCTTGAGGACACGATCAACCTTGAAGGCCACCGCCGGCAGTAGTCCGTTTTTAAATGTGCCGTTTGCCGCATCGTCGGCCGACATTGCGGCGCCGAACACATCGGCGCCATATCGGATCGCAGATAAACCGACTCGCCCATCCAAGCTGAACGCGGGGATGTGCAGCATGTTGAGGCGTTCAATCTGACGGCGCGCCCCTTTCCTAGGGCGGTACCAATAGGTGATCCGACCATCATCATCAAGGTCCATATCGACGCGGCTGGGCAGTAGAAAGTCCAGCGCAACGATGCGGTTCCCGAGGCGCAAGATTTCCGCGAACGCATTGCCGCGCAATAGCATTGAAGCGACCATCGCCTGCCAGAACTGGAAGGCAGTCATGTCCTCGTTGGGACTGGTGTGGATGACATCGTAAAGGGAAAAGTCCCGGGCATCCTTGCGGCCGCCGTCTGCCTCCCGCCGGTAGACACCCATGGGCAGACCAGCAACCGATGTCGAGATAATCCGGACACACGACCACACTGCTGACAACTGCATTGCATTGTCGACGGTGACCCGCTTGCCTGAGCTGGAATCACTTCCGAAAAATTGGCTCCAGAATCCACCATCGCTCAAGCTGATTGGCTTGCCCAGCCAGTTTCCGAGTGAGGCGCTAGGACGTCGAGCCGCCCGCCCGAGCACGGCTGATAAGGATTTAGTCACTGATCAGCCCCTTGCGTACAAATCCCGCGGTGAGAAGTAAGACGACGCCTCCGGCGATCAGAGCCCAGCCCAGGCCTTGAAGAACGTAAACGCCCGCAACGACCGAAACGAACCCGCACAGCGCGAGCAGAATGAATACAAGCAATGGGTTCATACGATGATGGGGTTCCTGATGGCGGCCATGAAGTCGTCATTGCCCCGCCCTTCAGGGTTCAAGGAAATCAGGGACACTGCGTTAAATAAGGCCATTAATGGATCGATCTTTGCCGACCCGCTGGCCTGCTTGGTGATCAGGATGGAGTTCGCACGCGGCTCGACTTTTGCGTTTCCGACGCACCAGGCCATCATCGGCTGCCCGCCGTGCTTCATGCCGCCTTCAGCCAGCTTGCGCTCGGCCGTCTTGATTGCCCCGCCCAGCTTCCAGCCTTGGCTGACAGCGACAATTTTGTCCGGAGGAATTTCGCGCTCAATCATCGCGTCGTAAATTGCGCCGATTCCCACCGGGTCGACACCGACCTTGTCGAGCAGCCCGGACGCTTCAATTTGCTCAACCAGATCAGCGACGTCGTTAACGTCATCGCCAATGCGAACAGACAATGTAAGGTTGCCGTCTTTCTCGAAGTCGTGAAACCGCGGCGCCTCAGCTTTGCGCCGCTCAAGCACCGATGGGTGGGCCCAGGCATGCGTCCATACGAGCCAGTCACGTGTGCGCTTGTCGCGCCCAACTGCGGCGAAGCCCAGAAGGTCGTCGAGGCCCCCGCCATCTATTCCGACGTCGATTACCTCCGACATGGAAATCAGCATATCCAGCGTCAGGATCGGAACCGCTGCTGGCAGCCAGAAATCAGCGCCCGCCCAACGATCTGAACGAAGAGCCAAGCCGATTTCAACATTCAGGTGCTTCGACATGAAGCCGAGGATTTCTGACTCACCCGCCTCCTCGGCTTTTTTCATTTCGCGGATCAGGAATTTCTCGCTGACCGAATAGCCCATGTTGGGGTTGGTGATGTAGAAGTTTTCGGGCTTGCGGTGATCCTTGGCTTTCAGTATTCGGTCAGGAAACTCGTAAATCACCGGCAGGAAGTTTGGATCTATGATTTTGCCGTCGCGCACGCCGCGAGCGTACTGCAGCTTTTCACGGAAGACGCCCGCGGGCGGCTGGTCGGATTGCGTCGTCAGGTAAATGACGAACCCTTCCGGCCTGGATGCCAGGCCGCCGGTTGCTTCTCGCAGCATGTTCGCGGCGTGCGGGTTCTTTCCGAACAGATGGAGTTCGTCGACCAGCACAACGGCCGCTTTCTTACCGCCGACCGTATTCTGGTCCGCAGCCACAACCTTGAGTGTCGCCCCCGACTCGCGATGGGTAATCGTGCGGACATGATCCTGCACGTGCAGCAACGCCGAGAGCTCCTCGTCATGTTTGACCATGTCACGCGCCGGCGCATATGCGTTGTTCGCGACTTCAATCGTTGGAGCCAGAATGATGAACTCTGCCGACTGCCGCCAATTTCTGATCAGCACCGTGAGCATGATCGCAGCGGCGATGGTGCTCTTAGCGTTCTTTTTGCTGATCAGGAGGAAGAATTCCTGAATCAGGCGCTCACCGGTGTCGCCGTTGTAGGCACCAAATATTGCCCCGGCCAAGTCCGCGATCCAAGGGGCGCAAGATTCGCCGATCAGAGGGCTGCCCGGCGCATCCACAATTTTCAGGTCGTTGAAGACCTGCATGCACGCCTCGGCCTCAGCAGGGAACAGCGGCTGGAACGGCACAAGTGACTGACGATTTACGATTCGCGATTCCCAATCTGGGCACGACGTGTCCCAGGTTGGCTCGCTCAATTATTTCACCGATCGTAAATGGCTAGGGGGTGGCGGGGATGCGCCGAACTTTCCTTTCGATGCGGTCTTGGCCGCGTTTTCCTTCTCTTCCTTCTTGCCGCCCTCGCCTCTGCGTGGATGAATGAAAGGCATAAGCGCCTTCGCGGCGTCGCGGCGATCCTTCCGGTCAAGATTGGGATCGTTCATGTCATCGAGCAGGTAGTCCTTCGGGTCGGTATATACACGACCAGAGGCGTATGACTCCTCGGCCAACTCTTCCGAGTGCGCAGAAGGTGCGCTGATCGCTCTCCCAACAACGTCGCTGACATGCTTGGCGACGCCGGCCGGCACCTTCGCCGGCTTCGTTTTAACAGCCGCTTTAACATCAGCTTTAACATCCCCATTAACGGGGAACAGCGCGTTGAGTTTGTGCAGTTCGCGGGTGACGTCCGGATCTTTCGCAAGCCTGGAGCCCGCTGCCGACGCGGTCTTCTCTGAACAACCAGCCGCGATTGCTGCATCTTTGTTGGACGCACCTTCCCTCACTGCGACGATGAAAGCGCGCTTTTTGGAGGTGAGTGCCATTTTTAACAAAAACCTGTGAGGGGGAAAAAATCTGTCCGTGCGGTCGGGGGCGGTGTCCGAGGCAAAAGGCCCCAAGGTCTCGACCCGCCCCTCCCGCGAACGGGAATCTTTCTCATTTGGTCGATTTTTCGTGCATTTCGCACGGTTTTGCCTGAACACGTCGCTGGGAGGATCAGTTATCGAGACTCATTATCAATTCGATGCCTTTGATCCGTGCGCTTTGCACGACTCACCCACGTCAACCACGGCCAGCACCGCGGGCAGACTCCTCGGCCGTCTTGCCCTTGTGGCAGGGCACGCATAGTGCTTGCAGGTTGTCATCTGCATCCGTCCCGCCCTGCGCCACATTGATAATGTGGTCGACTTCAAGGTCCAGCGTTACGGTGCCGCATGCTTGGCAGGTGTACTCGTCACGCACGAGGATCACTGCTCGCTTGCGTCTCCACGGTCTGCCACCACGACCAGAGCCCCAGCCCTCTTTACCTTCCTCTGCTGTGGCAGTTGCATACTGCCGAGTCGCAGCCTCTGCCATGCGCGGCCTAAGCGTCGTGAGCCTGCCCATCTAATATTCCTTCGCTGTCCGGGCCCGTTGACCTGACGTCTCCCCCATCGTGGTGATTTCAACGACATGAGGGTCACCTCGGCTGACAGGCGGAGACGCCTCGATGATCATGGCATCGGCGTTGATGACCTCAACCCGTTGAGGCAGCACAGTGATGTTGGCCTGCCACACATCGCCCGGTAGCGCGGTGAGGGTGATCGAGGTGACGCCGCTCAGCTCACTGCCGTCGCTTAGCATCACTTTGGTGCCCATCGTTGAGAGAGGTCTGCCGGGTACCTGATCTGGGCGTGGCATGATCGTCACTACGCTAAGCGATATGGCGGATACAGAATCTGTCATGGTGCTTACTCAACTGTGCAGGTTGCCCAAATAGACCGAGCCACAGCCAACGCTCCAGCGTGGTCGTGATCGGCCTGCATGATCATGGGAAAAGGTTTGTAACCGTGGACGGTGACGTTCCAGGACTTCTTCACTTGATGACGAGGCTGTAACCACGCAATGCGGCAGCGCTGACTTTGTCGAGATCAGGTTCTAGCCCTGTCACCTCGCTGAACCACATCACTGAGTACAGGTAGGGCATCACCCACCAGGCGCGCTTGAGGGTGAGGGTCATTGTCGTGGTTGCCACGCCTGTCAGCCCTGTGCGGCCTGAACAGGCCGATTCATCATCTCGGTCTCACGCAATGCCGCGCCATGAAGGACCGCAACGACAAAGCCCTGAGCTACGCCGGTGGTCTTCGCGTAGTTCACAGCGTCGGTGATGCGTTGATTCAGGCCATCGACTTCAGCAGCCACGGCGGGTGAGATCCACATATCCGGGGTCTGGATCACTGGCTCTACTGGCGCAGCCTTGGACGAGGGTTTGCGGGCTGGCTTTTTGGCGACTGACTTGGTCATGGGGTGCCTCGGTGTGAGTAATTCAAAGATGTGTTCGGATTTGGACGGATCAGCGCGCCACAAAACGACAGTTGCCATTGCGTGGCGCGGGCTACTTGGATTTGCTTCGGAGGATCTGTGCGTCGACCTGATCAGCGCAGGTGTCGAGCAGGTTGATTGCCCGGTCCTTCAACGCCCAGAGGTCGCCATTCAGAGCGAGGTCGTCATCGGCGGTGCTGATGCGCTCACAAGAGACCAGCTCAGGGGGTTCGAGCCTTACCGCTGTTGTCTTTACCAGTGCTGGCTGGCCTCCCGCGCAGGCCGTCAGGCAAAGGCTGATCAGCCCACTTACGAACAGCCGGGCTCTTGCGTTTGAGGTCTTCAAAGTCTTTCCTCGCCTGAACGGCTTTTTGTTCGCTGGCTTTCAGCCGCTTGTCGAGATCGAGACGGTAAGTCTCATTGCGCGCGGCCTCAGCTCGCAGCGTGGTGATGGTAGCCAGGCTCTCGGCGTTGGCGCTGAGGGCGGTCGCGGTAGCGCCACGTTCCAACGTGAGGTTGCCCTGCAAGGACACAACACGGATCTGCTGAATAGCAATTAGCAAGCCCATGACGATGGCAATGACGATGGCGGCCGCAATGGCACGCAGGGTGGAGACAGACTTGGTAACAGCGACAACAGGTTCGAGGTTCATGCTGAGTCCGCCTTGCGACCGAGAAACCTGATGATCAATTCACGAATGGCGGTCACTCCAATGAAGCCGATCGCGCCGCCCGCTCCCACCGACAGACTGGAAGGCCAGGCCATCCACTCAATGACGCTACTGGCCGACAAGCTCAAGCCGCCGCACATGAGTGCTTCGAGCAAGACGCGGCGCTTGTTTGCTTCTTTGCCTTCATAGAGGACGCGCAGCATCGAGATGGTTGCCGACATGATTGCGCCCTGCCAAAGCGGAGTCGTGACGACGATCCAGACTTGCGCCCAGAAATCAGGGTTTTTCTCGGGCATGTTGGACATCCGACTGTCCTCCCCTGAAGGGAGCTGAATAAAAAAAGGCCGGGTAAGCGGCCAAGGGAGGGAGCGCAATCAAATCGGCGTCACCAGCACTCCCAGCTCGGGGCGATGGGCGTGGGTGAGCCGAAAACGAAAAAGCCCCGCTCGATGGCGGGGCTCAATTAACTTCTATCGGGTCAAACGTTATTACCTGGCGATGGCTCTTCAGACTCGTCGACCGGGAGACTATCCGGCGTATCAACGTCATCGCTCTGATTGCCTACCTGATCTGCGGACTCTTCGCCTTCGATATCAGGGTAAGTTTCCTCTTCGCTGCCTGGCTCGGCTGGGCCCGGATAAGCGCTCTCCGGTCCATTGTCTTCAATGCCCATTATCAATCCTCGTCTGCGGCGCAGAAGGTCCGCGCATACAAGGTGAGAGACGGACGAGAAATTGTCGTGCCCACAAATGGATGAGCGGGCACAAAAAACCCGGCTCGATCGCCGGGTTTAGAATTGGTGTGCGGCTGAGGTAACTTTCGCACTATGGGAAATGTATCTGCCTTTCCCATTCAATGCAAGAGTTTATGCCGCACCCTCCTCACTCTCCGCGGTAATTACCTGCCAAAGTGGCTGCTGGGCTTCGATATCCACTTCTTTAATGGTTGCCTTCAGCAGATCCCAAGTTGGCTTCCAGTCCCGGTTCCAGTTATTGGGATCGACTGCGAGACCGTAGAAGGCTTTCATCTCCTCGGCTACGCGCGCCGGGCCCCACTCCGACGCACCGGTAACCTCGCACTTGAATGAATGCAGAGCGGCCGTCACCAGGTAGTGGGCACGGGCACGACGCAGCGGGGTCAGCTCCGACAGCTCGGCACGGATGGCGATCAGAAGCACGGCATTCATCACGTAGCGCATGTTCGGAATCGGCGAGTACATATAGTGGCCGAACTGCTGCACCTGAAACGGCAGCGTGGCGATCGCGCGCTGAAACTTACCCATCATTGTCAGGTGGGCGACCCGCGCAGTAGATCGACCGGCAGACGTTGGCCGCGTTTCACTGATGCTGATGCGCTGCCCCAGCACCGGAAAGCGGCCGGCCTTTTCGTTTTCCTCAGGCCCCATTGCCGGGAAGAACGACTCGCGCCGCTGAATGCGCGCCTTGCTCTTCTTGATCCCTGACTTGGCCGTTTCGATAGCGACCGCTGAGATTGAGGCTCCGGACTCATGCTGCGAATCGGTCCAGGCCTGACGAGCTCCTATCAACTTCATGTGCTGCTCTCCCCAATCAAAATAGTCGTGCCGGTCAGTCGCCGGTGTAATGCGAGCCGCCGGCGCCCCGGCGGTTGTTCTGTGCATCGGTGCCGCGATTGTTCGCCCGGGCGAGTTCGGCGGTGATGTTGCGAAGTCTCATGCTCAACTGCTGAACCATCACCCCGGCAGGCAAGGGCTCACCTGTTTCGGCGCATACCCATCCCGACGCGTTGCAGGCCTCGCAATCCAGCTGATAGAACGTGCCGTTGGTGACCGTGGTGCCGCGGCAGATTCGGCACTCCATCAGCCTCATCAATTCTTTCCGAAAGGCGGGACCATGGCTCTTTTTCATCATTTTTAAACCTCGCCTATGGTTGATTCTGGAAGATGGTCGCAGCCCTTATCCGACGTGGCTTGTGGGCAATTATCAGAATCTCCCGATCTAAAGCCGGTCAAGGTGCTGATACGGTCGAAGCCCTTTGAATCTAGATGCGCGTGCCACTTCTCCAAGGCGTCACGCTTGCGGCTCATGACGTCGGACTGGATGTACACCTTCACGTTGTGGCCCATGGCGTGGTTGATCAGCAGTTCACCAATCAGGTGGTCGATGCCGATATCTGCCCAGCCAGTGCGCGCCACCTTGCGCAGATCGTGGCTGGTCCACTCGCCCTGCCCCAGCCGGACGAAGACGGCGCTGGCCTGCCCTTCACTGAGTGCGTTGCCCGAGCGGGACGGGAACAGGAACTGGCCTTGGTAGCCGCGGGCCGATTGGATTTCGCGATAGCTGATCAGCACGTTGCGCAGTTGCTCGGTCAGCGGCAGGTGATGCTCCACGCCCGTCTTGGTGTGCTCGGCCGGAATAAACCACTCGCGCTCTGCCAGGCTGATATGTGACCAGCGCGCTTGCCGGGTCTCGCCGATGCGCGTGCCGTGGCAGAGCATCAGCAGCGCCAGCATGCCGTCAGAGGGCGCGTCCTCGATGGCAGCCAGCAAGCGGGTGATCAGCTCTTGCAGCTGGGTTACACGCAGACGCGATGGCTTGATGCCCACCTTGGCTTTCGAGAAATCGCTGAACTTGATGTCCTTCATCGGATTGGCCGCGATCAGACGAAGCTTGAAAGCCTGCCGGAATGCCAGGGCCAGCAACTGGAACGCCGAACGCACGTAGTCGATGCCGATGGTTTCCTGCGCTGGCCACATGAACTGTTCGTCCAGGGTCGCCTTGTCGATGCTGGTCAGTGGCAAGTCGCCCAGTCGCGGCTTGAGGTGGCACTTGATCAACGAGGCGCCAGTCTTCTTGCGCTTGCTCGACAGGCTACGGTCGCGCGCCATGCGGTCGGCGTACCAGTCCAGCAGCTCGCCCGTCGTGACCCACTTCGACAGATTCGAACGGGCGCCAGCTTCGAGGCGCAGGCGAATGCCCGGCAGCGCGGCAACAACCTGCTTGGTGCTCAATTCTGGAAAAGCGCCAACGAGATTCCATTTGCCCTTGCGCACCAGGTACCACGACGCCCGTGCACGGTCACGGGTGAAACGCAGGTAAAGCCCGCGGTTTTCGGTGTCCCGCAGATCGCGCAACGTGCCGGCGGCCTGCCGTTTGATTTCTGGATCGGTGATTTTGACTGCTGCTGTCCCGGTCATGCGGCCACCTGAGTGCGAGGAAGTTTGAGGTATGCGTCGAGTGCTTCCATTGCGTCAGCACGGCCGCGACAGACAATCGCGAGATACCCCTGCTCGATGAGCGCGTGCAGGCAAGCGTCCTGGCTGGGGGAAACTGGCGAGTCGTGCGGCGGCGTGGCCTTGAACTCCAGGTACAGACCGAAATACCCGCCGCGGGCCATCGGCAGGACGAGGTCAGGAACGCCCGCCTTCACGCCCTGCTTCTTCAACTCGATGGCAACCAGCGTGTGCCGATGACCGCCATTGGGGACATGGAAGATCAGCTTGGCGGCGGCCGGGTGACGCAGCGCAAGCTCGAGCAGAAGGGCCTTCTGCTCCATGCCCTCCCAGTCGATCGGCTTCGCGCGTGCCACCTTCGGCTTGAACGGTTTGAGCGTGACAGGCTTCAAGCGGCCACCTTCCCTTCAGCGATCAGCGTGGCGTTGGTGCGGATGACGCCTTCCGCGTGGTACAGGCGCATTTCAGAGCGCGCCATTTCGTGCCGTGCACGCCCGTCGATGCGGTCATGGCACCAGACACAACACCATGCCCCCTGCAGGTTGTTCGGCTTCAGGCCCATGCCGCACGTGCCCGCCAAGCGGTAATGGGCCAACACAGTGGTTTCGGTGTCGTTCGTGCAACCCGGCAGGCGCACGGTGCAATCCCGCCCGCGGGCCTCTCTGGTCAGCTTCGTCTGCTTGCTCACTGCGCACCCCCGATCTGGAAATCAACCGTCGACGGTTCCAACGCGGCGCACGCCATCATCACGGCGAAGCACGACAGGACGCGGATCAAGGCTTTGATTCTCTTCACTGGTCCAGCTCCGCGATATCGACGACTTCAAAGGTGGCCGGCCACATTATTCGGCCGAAGGTTTCGGCGATGGGCCGGTGCTCAAACAGCGCAACAGCAGGATCTGGGGGGTGGGACAGATCAAGCTTCGAGGAGCAGGCGTACACGGCGTACCGGAAAGTCTCGGGACTCGGTGGCGCCAGACGTGCCTTTGTCATTGGCACGCTCCGCCGCGGAGTGCGCGCAGTTCGGCCAAGGCTTTTTTGCCCACTTCGGGGGTCATCTTCGGCGCAGCCTGATCGGTCACCGCCTTGGGCATTGGCTTCAACGGCAAACCAGCGAGCAGGCGGCGAATCGTGATCGTGTAGTTGCGCTCGAAGAGCTTCAGACTCAGGGCCGTATCAAGCTTGTTGAGGCTTTCGAATCCGCATTCTCCGGCGGTGTGCCAAACGGCCTCGTGTGACCACTTACCCTTCCCTGCCATGCATGGATGGGCATTCCGGCATGCTTCTCGGTGAGCGGCAGCGAGAACTGGCAGGCCGAGCATTTCCGGGGTCGGCTTACACCACTCCATGAACTGGCCGGGGCTCGGAATGAAATCACCCGGCTGCTTGCGCGCTTGGGTCATGCCAAAGTCGATCTGCCCCTGGGTGCAGATGCCTTCTTCGAGGAAAGCCTGATACCACTGGCGCTTGGCCGCCTGATAGGTTGCCGAATCAGGCCATGCCTGCCGCCAAGCAGAGCGGATCGAACGCAGTTCTTTGAACAGGCCGTTCACGGCAGATACGAGCGTAGAGTCGTTTTCGCTAGCCGGTGCTGCTTCGGACGCCGAGATAAATTCGCCAGACCGCGCTGAATCCCATAGGCCTTGGGCAATGACAGATACGTTCTTCACGACTGCACCCCCGGGACCCACTCGTTATCGCTGTCGTCAAAATCCTGCGTCGGCTGCTTCGCTGGAAACTGGCGCACGTTTGAAGAAGCAGCACGGGCCTTATCGCTCAGCACCCACTTCACCAGCATCTGCACCCATTCGGCCTGAGTGTTCACCTGCCCACGCGACTCGTAGAACGCGGTGAACGCGCGAAGAATCTCTTCGGTGAACGAAGCCAGAGATACAGCCGAGTGGGTCGCATAGGTCTTCAGCAGCTTGTCATCCGGCGCCCAGTCGAGGGTCATTTCGCTCGGCATCCGGGGATCGATACGCCCATGCCCAGAGAGAGGGTGTTTATTCTTCTCTACATCTTCTTTAGGTAACGCATCGCTAACGATAGGAGCGTTACCTTTAGCGTTAGCAGACTTGTGATTCGCCACGCGCTTTGCCGTGAGAAGCCTGTTTTTGGCGGTCTTGCCGTTATGACGATCAAAGTGTGGAAGGCTGATCACGCCATCTGATTCGGACATCCAAGCGACCGATTTCATGTGTTCGCAGAAACCGATAACGCCCACCATGCGATCGAGTAACTTTTTGCTAACGCTCGGAGCGTTACCATCTTGAGTCTGCTGATCGAACCATCCCCACACGCGCATCAACTTGCCGACAACAGCGTCAGGGTCGATATCGGCCAAGTCCGCGATTTGGCAAACCTCGGGCTTATCCAGGGTAGTGAGTTCGAACTTGATCCAATCACCAGCCATCACACCTGCTCCTGTAGAAGCTCAGCAAGCCGGGTCAGGCCCTTCGGCGTTACCAGCGGTTGAAATGCCGCCCGCTCCACGCCAGTCTCTTCATCAGGCTTGAGCGATGTGACCTTGTGGATGAGCAAGCCAGACGTGATGCGAGGCTCTCTGGCAATCCAGCGCGTAGATCCACTTCGCCGATAGATCCACCGGTTCTGCTGCATCCAGTCGAACAGCTGCGCTGGGCGAATCTGAAGCTGCTTGGCGGCATCGGTAATGCAGATCGAACCGCATGCGCTCGCGAGGCGTTTGATTGCCGCGACATGCGGAGCTTGGCGCTTGATCACATCCTGGAGTTTTTGGTTTTGCTCTGCCTGATCCGCTGCAAGACGAAGAGCCTCGGACAGGGACGTGGGAATCTGGAACTGGCCTATTACTCGGCCTTCAAGTTCATGCCACCGGCGGATAACGCGCATGCGAAGTGCGGCGCTATAACCCGTCAGCAAGCAATCCGTATGCTCACGGTCGAGCAAGTACTGGACTTGCCGACGGTTGCGACCGTCAAGATAGATGTCCTCAAAACTGAGGACATTGGTTTTCAGGTCCGAAAGCATGTTCAGAATGTCGCGCTTCACGTTGTCGTGGCGCTTTTCTGTAAGTTCAGCGATCTCTACCGAAGACATGAACAGACGGGTCAGATTTGATTTGGGAATCAATACTGTCGAGTCAGCGCCTTTATTGCTTGAGGTGGGGGATACGTGCATAATCGGCCTCACAAGTGTTGTTGAAGAAGCCGGTCTAGCCACCGGCTTTTTTATTGCCTGCGATTTAGCGAATTGCTTTGAGGCTTGGCTTTGCGCTCGCAGCGATCAGTGCTTCAGCTTTGCGACCCAGCTCTCCTGCCTTCGCCTCTATCTGGCGGCACTGCTTGGCAAACTCCGGGAGGTGCGGAAGATCCTGTTCGCACATCACTTGGTCGTCGAAAACTTCGCTTCCGGTATCGATCAAATCGCCGAGTGCACGGATCAGCGCGCCGAAACTTCTGTTGGCGCATTGGTCGCTTGCAAGATGGCGAGCGCCGATTAACCCGTGACGGCTTGCCAGCTCGTTGACGCAGTGATCGCGATACTCCGGAGCCAGCGCTGCAACCCAAGACTCTTCCAACCAAGAAGGCATTTCAGCCTCAGCAGAAAGCCAACGCTGAACACGCTTGAGCCATCGGCCAGTGGCCTTCACGAACTCGCTCACGTCATTGCCTGCAGTTAGTGCTGCGAAGTCCGGCACTTCCTTGGCCTTCGCCTTTTCAGAGCAGGAGATATGCAGTTCACGACTCAATGCCTGGGCGAAGTCGTCCTGGCTCATGCTGGTGCGAGCAATCTGGTTTTGTGCATGAGCAATCAGCACCTGGTCACGGGACTGCGTTTCCTGTCTTGAATTGGACGTGTCCATGAGGCTCTCTCGTTCGTATTCTGGGTTCATGCCAAATCGGTACTACTGATCAAGGACGCATCGATGACCGACCCTTCAAAGCTGCAAGGCGAGATACCCGCCCTTCAAAGAAACGCTATGGTTAAGCCGCAGATTTCTTCGCCTGCTTCTCTGGCTTTGCGAGTTCGTCATGCATCAGGTCAATAGCTCGGCCAGCGATGTAGTTGGGGTTGCTGATCTTCCCGCTACGGATGCGGAAGATCGTGGAGATGTCGCAGTTGGCTCGGTTCGCGATAGCTTTGTAGGTCAAGCCCGAGCCCAGCAAAGCATCCAGTTTGATCGGGAGTTCGGTAGCGCTCATGGCTGCCTCCTGTGTGGTTATGCACATGATCATGCACCAGTGCATATCTGTCAACGACCGCCTCTATTGATGTATGCACGCCCCCCGGCGACTATTGCACTCATGCATAAATCTATTGATAAAAACCTTGCCGAGCTCATGGCTCGGGCCAAGGTCACCCAGGCTGATCTCTCTCGCTTGACGAAAATCGGGCAGCCGACTATTTCCCGAATACTCAAACCCGCGGGGCTAAAGGGGATTAAGGAGCCAACCGATAAGCAAGTGAAGCCACTCGCCGACTTTTTCGGTGTGAGTACTGATCAACTCCGCGGATATGCACCGATTGATTCGCCTTCGGGTGGCACAACTGAGCAAGAGAAGCCGGTCTCTCCTGCCGATCTGGTTCGTGAGCTGCTTGCCAGGAATGTGAAGCTGCCTGATCACCTTAAGCAGAAGCTGATAGCCGTAGCCGACAGCCAAGGAGAGAAACCCAGCAATGTGATCACAGTCGACTTCTCACGGCCTGGGCAAGTCGGCGATGAGGTGTGGATCGCTCACTATGATGTGCGCGCGGCGATGGGAGGCGGTCAGATCCCGCACGAATTCCCTGAAATGCTCCAGGACATCCGTGTCAGCCCCAAGCATTTGCGCGAAATGGGCGTCACTTTTAAAGAGCACTTTCATCTGAAGATGATCACCGGCTGGGGCCAGTCGATGGCGCCCACGATCAAGGATCGCGACCCGCTGCTGGTGGATGTCACCATCCGAGAATTCACAGGGGATGGCATCTATCTGTTCTCCCACGACGAGATGCTTTACGTAAAGCGTCTTCAGAAGAAGGGCAAGCAAGGCTTCAAAATGATTTCAGACAATAAGCATCACGACCCTGAGGATATCCGGGTGGATGACACTCACATCCTTGCGCGTGTGCTTTACGTATGGAATGGGCAGCCGGTTTGATCTGAGGGGATGACGTCTCCTATGAGGAGTACCAGGTGCGGTAAAAGAAGATCATGGGGGAGTGATGCCCCTCTCGGCACAGATGGCGCCAAGCGCCATGTGTCCGAGGTCGGTGCTGGCTTATCGCTAAGATGCGAGTGACGGGAGGGTTGAGCTAGCGCAAGCCAATCAGACTGGATAGTGATTTACAAGGTTGCAATGAACGTAGCTTTTAATTAATCAATACAAAGGGATTTGCAGTGCCGAATTTCAATCTGTCCAAGCTCATAATAGATGAACCTCCATTCCGAAAGCTAAAAAAAATTGAGTTTGAATTTGCTCCTAGAATCACGCTGATCGCCGGGCACAATGGCATTGGCAAGTCAACGATTCTTGCGCTGGTTGCAAACGGATCTGGGTTGACCGACTCAGAGCATAGTAGCTATACCGGGAAAACATTTCAGGGAAACCTAAATGAGATCATCCACCTCGACTATGAGTCGGAATTTTCTGATAAGAAAATTGCAAATACGCTCCCCAAGCCAGTGCTGGAGTACTCGCTAGACGGCCAAGCTTTTAAAAAGCGATGCGCATTGACTAAAAGGACAGTGCCAGCAACAGAAACAAAAGCAGCTCGTCTTGAAGCACGGGTGGTTCCCAGGAACATCCCTCTCAAAGATTTTGCTGTCCCGGGCTCGGAAATAGTAATAGGAAGCGCATCAAAAGTTCCAATCCCTACTATTTACCTTGGCATGACACGGATGCTTCCAATTGGGGAAAGCGACCCCGAGATGGTCGAAAATACTCCTGACACATTAATAAATCCACTGGATGTGGACTTCATAACCAGCTTCGTAAATGGTGTCATAGGAGTAGGCGCTAACATTGGTGCCGATAAATCCATCACGACGCAGTCCATCAAGGGCACAAATAAGACCACAAAGCATCCAGCTTACAGCCATAGTCCGAAGACCGTTTCATTGGGACAGGACAGCCTCAGCGCCATAGCGACAGCGCTTGCTTCCTTTCAAAAGCTAAAGCGTGAGTGGCCAGATTATCCAGGCGGTCTACTTGTGATTGACGAGCTCGATGCGGGCTTCCACCCACACGCACAGCAGAAGCTGATTAAAAGCATTGGGAATACAGCCAAAAACTTAATATACAGGTTGTCGCGACAACTCACTCACTGTGTTTAATTGAGGCGATACATCCCGATGCAAATGCGATTGGGGCTAAAGGATCATACGTCGACAAAGTAATTTACATCAGAGATACGAATCATCCAAAGATCAAGGACTCATCCCTACAGTCGATCAAGGACGACATGAATCTGACACCGCCTAAGCCTTTGAAAAAACCTGAGACGAAGTATCTGAAAGTATATCTAGAAGACGCCGAAGCAAATAGATTTATAAAAGCTTTAATCACTCGACGCGTCCAGAACAAGGTAAAGGAAGCCTGCGGTGCCTTATTGAAGCCCATCCCGATAAGTGTTGGGTGCGAAAACCTTCAAGGTTTGCAGCAATTCGACCCGCATTTCAAAACTGTATTAATCGCCGTAGATGCAGACTCGACTGTGCGCAAGGGCAAAGGAAGAAATAAGATCAAAAACGTCGTCAAGCTTCCGGGCGGATCGGACGCAGCGGGTCGAGGTTTTAATCCCGAGCGCACGATCTATGAGTTTGTGAAGGAGCTTATAGAGAATGAAGACAATTACGTCAGAACCAGAGAGCATTTGGATGCCCTTGGAGTAACAAGCGACCAGCTCTATCACCATTTGATCGAAGGCGATGTTGTGATTACCAAGCGCGAATCATCCAAAAATTGGATGAAGGCTCGACTACAAATCATTGATGATTGGAACTTGATCGGCCTATGGCTTGCGGAGCACCCCGAGAAGGTTCAGGCCTTTGAGGGGGAGCTGCTGAAGGCGGCAGTGGCGACAGCAGAACTGACATTTTGAAGGCTGGCCAAGTATACTGCGCGCCGCTAAACTGAGGCTTGCATACCTCAAAGGATGAGATTGAATGTACTCCAACAAGCTGTATAGCCCACTGCGATACCCTGGGGGAAAGGCCCGGTTTGCGCATTTTATTTCGGAAGTCATGCGCGCCAACGGCCTGATTGGAGGTCATTATCTGGAGCCTTTCGCTGGCGGCGCAGGGGTTGCTTTGGAGCTTCTCTTCGACGGGCATGCCTCGCACATACATATCAATGACCTAGACCCTGCCGTCCATGCTTTTTGGGCGGCCGCGACAGCCGACGCTGAGGGCATGCTGAAGCTACTCCACGACACGCCAATCACAATGGATCAGTGGCATCACTGGCGCTCTGTAATGCTTTGCCAGGATCCTAATCTGTCGCCAGCTGAGCGCGGGTTCGCAACCCTGTTCGTGAATCGAACCAACCGCTCTGGCATTCTGAAGGGCGGTGTAATTGGCGGTAAAGCCCAGACTGGCGCTTACAAACTCGATGCCAGGTTCAGCAAGGAGATGATCTCGGCAAGATTGGAGCGCATTGCCCTCCACGCTGGATCGATCTCCGTTTACTGCGAAGACGCTTTTCAGCTCTTAGGCCGAGCTTCGGTTCTGTTACCTGAGAAATCGTTGATTTACTTGGATCCTCCTTACTACGTAAAAGGGCGCGGCTTGTATAGAAATTTCTACAAGCATGACGACCACTTGCAGATCGCTCGCCTTCTTCAGTCGCCGGAATTTGGGCGGCCTTGGGTGGTCTCCTACGACAGCGCGCCAGAAATATGCGAGATGTATAGCGAGAATGAGGCGCTCAGCTACGGCCTTCATTACACTGCGCAGGCTCGCTATGTTGGCGATGAGGTGATGTTCTTCAAGGAGGGCATTGCAATTCCTGACACCAAAATTCCCAGAGCGACGGTCGCCGCGTAGCCCATGCCCGGCCACAGCGCCGGGCTTCTCGTATCTGCCCTTCGCCTGCAAATAATTGCAATTCCCCCTTGCGGTCCAACTCAGTCATATAGCGTCAGCCTGGAACCCACCCAGGAGAGCGCCATGCTCTACCACGACAACATCATCCGTAATCTTCCCTTCTACTGCCCACCAGGCTTGCAAGTAACCCTCAAGCGCGTCGGGCGCACGAAGGGGCAGTTCCGCATCAAGGGCGCAGACCGATCGTTCTTGCTCACCAGCAATCGGCCTGACATCTTCACATTCGAGAGCAACGATACGCAGATGAAGCGGTTCTTTGCTGACGCGTACCAGCGATACGCTAACAGCTAAATTATCCGGACGAGCGCGCCACTGAGCGGGCTTTTTAGTGCGTTTCAGAAAGGCGCAGACTCAGCCTCGGGCTCGTAGTCATTCGCCTCGACCGGACGCTCGTCTGCCGGGATCGGGTCCCATTTAACAGTGACAGCCCCGTCATCATCGAAGGTTATGTCCAAGTCATCCGTTGCGGTTAAAACCCCCATCACCTCGTCCCACTCCCTATCCCCGTCCGTATCTAACCGGTGGATAGTCACCCAGCGCTGAAGCTGCGCGACAGGGTGGTTTATCATCCCCGAAACTCTCAAGCCAAGCCGCTCGACACCGCTCATTTCCTGCCGTACTACTGGTTTAGCCTGCTTCTTCGCCACGCCTCATCCTCCCTATAAAAGCTGTATATCCATACAGGTTGACACCGATCATAGCCCAGCACTTTCCGGAAAGTGAAACGCTTTCTCGGAAATCTTCCTACAAATAAAATATGCACTAGTGCATTGACACTGCAATTGCACTGGTGCATATTTACATTCATCGAGACGCCATAGCCCCTCAACAGGCACAGCGAAACGAACCGCTCTTTAACAGCCAGCGCAACAACACAACAGACCGCATTGCCTCTACCGGCGACCGGCGATCAGACAGGCGAACGAGGAAAGCCTGCCAACAACAGGGAGAACCCTGGACGGCTGATTGAGGGCGAAATGCCCGCACCGCGTGAACGACCCGGCAAGCAATGCAAACCGCGAATCCCAGCGGCAGAAGGGAGAGACACCGAATTGAATTAGCGCTCTGAGCCTCGGCTTTGAGGAGCGCCGGACTTGATGCAGCAATGCCACACCACAGCCGGGCCAATTGAGCTGCAGGCTGCATCTCGTATAACCGTTGATGTCGCCACCGCCTGTTGATAGGTGGCGTCGGAGGAAGCTCAAGGCCCAACCCAACCAGATCCCACGGCCTGCAATCAACAGCGGGCACGGGGCGCACAGACAGAGCGGTCGCTTCCTGATGCAGCTTGGCAACAGGCTGCATTGGGAAATCAACCGGAGCACACCATGGCAAGCACTGATGAGATACGCATTACCTGGCCGGGCCGGGTGATCGTTGAGAAAGGGAAAATCGTGGTTGAAGGGTTCACTGCCGACAACGCCAGCTGCCGGGAGGTTGCGACGATGGCAGCAGCATGGGCGATTGGCGAACTGCAGCGCGAAATGCTGAAGAACATCGAACGCCCAGGCGGTGGAAACATCGGTATCGGTGGCCCGCTTGATCTGGATTTGAAAGAGTCCACTGGCGACGTCGAGCTGCTTATTGAGCAGGAAGGCGGAACGCTGCTTCAGCACGATGGGCCATTGAGAACCGTCCTACTCTACGCGGCGGGACAGCTCGAAAGCAGCGAGCGGCTGCAGCTGATTTCGCAGCTTCAAGCGTCGCATCAAGAAATGGATTCTCGTTTCCGATAGAGACAACCAGCGCCAGCGTCAGCCTGACGTTAACTGCCCGAGCCCTGGCCAGGCGCCAGGCCGCATCGGCAGATGCCATGCCAGTCTCGTTGGCTGGGTTTGGTCACCCGTGCATGGCATCTGACCGATGCGGACGAACACCTGGCACCAGTAAGTGCCGGCCACCTGCAAGACGTCAGCTAAGGCTCACTACGGTGAACCCTAAACCGCCTAAAGCTGACCCCCATCAACATTAATCGTGAGGATTTGCAGCCATGTAAACGCAATCAACTGTCTCGCGGCCACATGCCGCCAGTCAGCGCGGGGTGACGTATGGAGGCATGCTCACCCAATGAAAGCCCGGTTCCGATCGGGCTTTTTTATGCCCGCGATTATCCGCCAGCCCTCTCCCACCAGAGCGCTGACGAATACACGTGAACCAACCAAGGAGAAGGCCATGCGCCTCGAAATGCATCCAACAATGCAGCTGAAAGTCGATGGCCTTAACGCCATCCGTGCTCGCGCCCACCTCGCCACAGCGGAGCTTTACGCCATGATCGGTAAAGAGCCGCCAGCACAGAAGATTCGCTTTCAGGTCGTCACCAAGGGCACCAACGCTTACCACATCGTTGAGCTGTCCAGCGGCAAGGTAAAGGGCTTTCGTTTCACCTGGCAGGCCGCGGTCAACTTCGCGCAGGAACTTGAAGCGCGCCACGACGGCGTTCTGGTGAAACTTTCTCAGGCGGCGCTTCAATGATCGGTGAGAGCGTGCCGGACCAGCACAAACAGGCCATCGCGCAGCTCAGCGCCCAGATCGACCATTACTTGGCCACTGGTGGAAGAGTCTTGCAAGTCGAACGGGGCGTCAGTGCCGAAGTAACGATGACGGGGATGTCGGCCAACCACGCGAAGCTCAAGGTGGGTCGTGACCGTTTGGCGCCAACCGTGCGGCAACATGCGGAGCAAGGCCTAACCCTAACGCAGATCGCCACGGCAACGACGCTTCGCAAAAAACGCATCTTGGTCATCGCTCGCGAGAACAACATCACCATCGCAGGTAGCTAATGCGCCGCTTTATCTCAAAAGCGAATTGCCGCCGCCGACACTCCCAACATCAACTCCCACCCAGCGGGCTGAAAACCCAAGCGGAGAATTACGCATGTCCACACCAACTGATACCGCCGAGTTCCTCGAAGAGCTCAACGGCGGCGCCTTCGCCAGCCAGATCGGTCACGCCCTCTCTGAGGTAGCCGCCGGTGTTGTAGACCACGGCAAGGCAGGAAAGCTGGTCATCACCTTGGACTTCACCCAAGTGGGCGAATCCACCTCGGTGAAGATCAAACACAAGCTCGATTACAAAGTGCCAACCAAGCGCGGCACCCGCAGCGAGAACACCAGTCTTGAAACCCCTATGAATGTCGGCAGCGGCGGACGCATCACGTTGTTCGCCGAAAAGCATGACCAGATGTTCACCCGGGACGAAGCACCAATTCCACGTCGTACCTGATCCTTCGAAGCATCCCCCCTTCACCCAAGAGACTTTGAAAATGTCCCTGAGCAAAGAAGCAATCCAACTCATCACCGACACGTCGCTCCAAGCGACCGGCAGATCGCTGACCACTCTGGTGCCGACGGTGGTGCTGCCTGAAAACACCAAAGTCGTCGACTTGGAGAAATACCAGGCGCTGCGCAGTCGCTTTCGCGGCATCTTCTCCACTCACTCCCTGGCAGACTTCAGCGCCTACGTGACAGACCGCGCGACCGATGCCGCCCGCGGCTTCATCAATCAGGACGAGATGAGCTGCGTCCTTCTCTTCAACCTGGGCGACACCGACACGCCGGGCCATGCCGATGACCGCGCAGTGTTGAAGCTGAAGGCATCGGCCGGGTACAGCGCCGTGCAGGCAGTTGCCGGTCAGCGTCTTGCGCAGAAGGACCTCAGCGACTGGATCGAAGACTGGCACCAGTACCTGACGCCGGTTGACGACGCTGGCGTTGCTATACCGATCGCCAAGGCAATTGCGGCAGTTCGAACCATCACGATCAAGGCAACCAGCGAGTCGGAAACGACCGTCGGCGATACCAGCGCCAGCCGCAGTGCCATGGACCAGATCGAAGCGCGGAGCAAAGAAACTCTGCCAGCGGCTCTGCAATTTCACATCGTGCCGTTTGAAGGTTTGACTGAACAGCAAATCACGCTGCGGATTTCAGTGATCACCAGCGGCTCTGTGCCGGTGCTGAAGCTTCGCTGGGTTGGCGAAGAGGTTCAGCGCGAGGCGATTGCGCAGGAGTTCAAAGCGGTGCTGGAAGAGAAAATTGGTACAGCGGCTAAGCTGTCACTCGGCAGCTTCGCAGCATAATCGGTAATGCCCGCGTGACACCGTGGCGCTGGTGTTACGCGGCGTAAATGCGATCGAGACCTACAGCCCGTAGGCCCAATTATTCGCAGCTGCCCGGATTTCGCGGGGCGGTGCCTGGTAGCTGAATAAGCGCCTATATCACGAGCTCATAGCCAGCTTTTATCACGCCAAGAACTTCGGATGCAAACTTCGCAACCTGCGATCCGCTCGACAGCCACTTTGCTAGAGGTGATGCCTTGATTGTCTGCTCAAGCTCCTCCTGGGACTGATTAGGCTTGGCTTTCAATGACGCCAATATCTCTAGCAGGTCGTCCTTTAAAACACCCGCAGGGAGCCCAAGAAGCTGATAGTTTTTCGGCTCGAAAATGTCGAGAAATTTGTCCCCGTTAACAGCGAAGCAGTTATCTATTCTGAGATCAACGTCACTTGGCGCACGAACAAACGTTTTATATCCATACGCGCTTGAGTTGGTTATTTCGATAGCCACGTTCTGCTCCTTGACCCAGCGGAATGCCGGTCAACACGTATAGCCCACCACCAACCTATTAGCCACTGTCCTGACATCGGAGGGAGGCACCGGCATTGGAAGTACACATGAATGTAGCAACGGACGTAATGGCGCTGTTAAGCGCATCCCGTCACCTGTGGAAAGGGGAACGCCGATGATGCCCTTAGCGCAGCACTACTCGCAATCACTCTCGGGGCGGGTCCGGAATATGGATAGCGAAATAGCCAACTTCAAAGCCAACTATGTTTCTGTATTTCGAAACGTCATACCCAAGAAAATTCACCTCGACCCCATCGCGCGTCGGGCCGGTTTGCACAATGGGCACGTTCTTGAACCCCTCTTCCGAACATATCCCAACTTGCAGGTGACCGCCAACATCGGCCCGTCCGTCTTCATCGACTATCGACTTTAGAATCTCGAGGATACCTTCGTTATTCCGCCTGGGTTCTTTTGCACGCTCAAAAAACCGTGCGGTGCCACTTCCTAAAACTATGCACCGGTTAGGGGCCAAAGCTTCGACCTCCCCAACATGTAGGGAAAAATCTTGGTTCTCGATTTTCGGCTCAAGGATGAAAATCCTATACCGCTTTTCCAACGAACAATAACCAAAGACAAGGCCTTTAAAGAATGCGCTTTCTGGCTTCTGAGTAGCCCCTAGCCTTGAGCACATCTCCTTGATCTGAAGCCCACCTATCTCGCCGTAAAGCATGGCAATCCGGGCTAGGTTGAGCTCCTGATCTTCTATTGGCAAGTCTCTATCTAACCTAAGGTTCATCGTGCAAGAGATCGTACGCACATGGGTGGCAAGAGATGCCAAGGATGATCCCGCAAAGGCGAAACCGAAGGTAAATCTGGAGTTGACTTTCCACCCAGTAGCCTCGGCTTCGCAAAACTCATTTAGCACGATCGGGACCTCAAATACTTTAGGACCGCTGTCTGTCACAACGCCGTTTTCATTTGAAATTCGAGTATCTGCAGCACACCACAAACTGCCGCTTTCCTGATCAATCCATGCGACTACCAATGTCATCTCAAATCCCTTTTTTAGTATTTCTCGAAAGTGGAATAGCTAAAGCATGGCCTCATATAGCGGCCCTAGGCCTTTTTACCATCATCAACGAACGGGGAATTTTTTTGAACAAGCGGAAAAATTTGTTTGCAAAGTGGAAGTCCAAGCACTGGGACCACAAGCTTTTTACGTGTAACGAGCTGCACTATTCTCTAATAGGCTTCGATACTCCCCCGCTAAGGGCCGCATGGGAGAAAGCCCGCAAACCAATTTCCAAGTTTGGCCCCTGGTTTGGAGGCGTAATATTCGGGGCCGTTATTCAAAAGCTAATGGGTCTCTGACGCCTCTCGCCAATGCTCAATCACCCCGCCGCCGGCCACGGATACTCAAGATCATCCACGGCTATCTCGACTTCGTAGGCTGCGTTGATCTGATGGACATCGTCCGGCGCGGGCGTTACCAGCCCCCGCACTGCCGCTTGTGACAGCCGCTCCACATCTACTCCCTGTTCCCGTGCGGTTTTTAACACCGCCTTCAGCGCTATCTCCAGCGCAATGACTCGCTCAATGCTCATGACAATCCCTCCATGTGGTGGGTTGAGAGTAGTCGAGTTCTGAAATTATTCGGCGCGCCTTGTTCTAAGGCGCCGGCATTGGAATACCCATGAACCCTTATCTGATCACAGGCCCGGCCCAGATCGGGCTCAGCGGTGGACGCACCAGCGCGCATATGGCCTGGAAAATCCTCGAAGCGCACGACTTCAAGCTTCCGCCCGACGTGCACTTCTTCTTTCAGAACACCGGCAAAGAGCGTGAAGAAACGCTGGTGTTCGTTGACCAAATGGCCAAGCGCTGGGGCATTAACGTCGTATGGATGGAATGGTGCCGGGTATACGGACAGCCTGCTGATGCGCCGTGGTATCGCCTAGTGGACTTCGACACTGCAAGTCGTGAAGGCGAGCCATTCACGCTGATGCTTGAGTATTACGCGGCCTACCGAAAGGCTGAGAAAGGTTTAGAGCCGGTCCTGCCTAACTTCTCCAACAACATGTGCACCGCCTACCTGAAAATCAAGATTGGCGAGAAGCACATGCGATCGCTGGGCTACAACGAGTGGGACTGCGTGATCGGCATCCGCCGGGACGAGGCTGGTCGCTACCACAGGATGATGGCAGCCAACGCCAAGGGCGGCACGCGCTGGGACAACGTATGTCCCTCCTACACCGCTGGGGTCACGAAAGAAGATGTGGCCGAGTTCTGGCGCACACAAGACTTTGACCTCGGCATGGATTCAAATCTTGGAAACTGCGACCTCTGCTGGAAAAAGGGCGAGGACAAACTATTCAAGGCGATTCAGGCAGAGCCCGAGCGCGTTTTGTTCTGGTCCGGCGCCGAAGAACGCTTCAATCAGGTTTTCCGCATGGATCGCCCGAAGTATGCCCACCTGGCCTGGTACGCGGAAAACTACAAAGGCCAGATCGATGCGTTTGGCTACTCCGACGACATTGACTGCTTTTGCGGCGATTAGGATTAAACCATTTGTTTGACTCGCTCCCACTCAGTCTTCAGTATTCTCTGGGACTTCTCGATCAACATTTCGCTTAAAATAAATATATTTCCCTCATTGTCCGCCCCTTGGTACATATTCCGGGCAACCTCAACCATATCCGACGAAGCCTGTTCGGTCGGATTGATGAGCAATTCGATTTCGGAAAGGTATTTCCGCGCCTCCCCTTTCTTCGCAAAATGCTTCGACACTATCTCACGATGCAGTGTAGCGGCGGCGATTGCTTCTTCCGGTGTTACCGCAGAGAGACTTGAGGGGCCGCACAACACCATGTCAATCGAGCGAAGTTCGAAACAAGCTCCTGTAAAGTTTGATATGGCCACTCGTAGACTATTGATCCATTCTTGCCTGTTTTTAGAGACGGCCTCCGCTTTAGTCTGAATTAACTGATGATGGGCGTGTTGTTGAGCAAGACGTTCTTGTGCCTTAGTGGTTGTTTTGAAATTCTTGTTAGTCGTCCATGTACCTAAGAAAACTACCAACACAGTTAGAATCGTCCCTGCGAACGTTACCCAATCAGTGCCTGTGTCTACCGTAATTTCAGGGATTTTGTAAACCCCTAGCATCATTGCATCCAACGCCATATCGACCCTCCTTATTTAATCGCGCCACTCTAGCCGATTTCACTCGAAGCGACGAACTCACTCGACGCCCCACATAAATCACGCCCATTGGCGAGGATGATCCATGACCGCATTTCAGAAGATGCATCAACTTTCCAGCGAGCCTTCGCCGACACTTGGCCTACCGTTCGAGCAAGAGCTGATCGTTGACCTGTTCGCGGGTGGCGGCGGCGCCAGCAAGGGCATTGCCCGAGCGTGGCGCGAGCCGGACGTAGCGGTAAACCACAATGAAATCGCCTTGGCGGTTCACCGGGCCAACCACCCTGCCACGGCGCACTACGTCGCCGACGTGTTTGAAGTTGATCCAGTCCTCGCTACGCGCGGTTTACCGGTGGCACTGCTCTGGGCATCGCCTGACTGCAAGCACTTCAGCAAGGCCAAAGGGGGCGCACCGCGAGACCGCAAAGTGCGCGGCCTGGCTTGGGTAGTGATTCGATGGCTTTACTCGACCCGCCCGCGAATTCTGTTCCTTGAGAATGTCGAAGAGTTTTGCGACTGGGGGCCGATCGACGAAGACGGGCTGCCGATCAAAGCCGAGCGGGGCCGAACATTCAAAGCGTTCATAGCCGCTATGGGAAACGGCTTGCCCGCCGACCATCCCGACATGCCGGAGATTATCGCGGCCATCGGTGAGTTCGTCCCGGTCGATGCGCTGGTGCGCGGGATGGGCTACAACGTCGAATGGCGTGAGCGCATCGCGGCGAATGCCGGTGCGCCGACCATCCGCAAACGTCTGTACCTAGTGGGTCGCCGGGACGGTAAGCCGATCGTCTGGCCAGCACCGATTCGACACAAGGTGCCCACCGGCAGACAATATGGTTGGCGCGCTGCCGCCGAGTGCATCGACTGGTCGAATACAGGCAAGACGATTTTTCGTGAAAAGCCGATGGCCACAAACACTCTTCGGCGTGTAGCCAAAGGCCTGTGGCGCCATGTGCTGACCAGCGCTGCGCCCTTCATAGTGCCAATGCGCGGGACGTCGGCCACCCACACCAGCACCCATGGTGTCGACGAGCCACTTTCAACTGTCAGCGCAGGCGGCACCCATCACGCGCTTGTACAGCCGGTAGCCACGCCCTTCCTCACCGAATGCGCGAACGGCTCCTCGCAACGCAACTTCGATATCCAAGAGCCGCTTCGCACGCAGGTCGCTCAGGTCAAGGGTGGGCATTTCGCTATGGTCGCCGGGCATCTCACCCACCTGACCCACCACGGGGACCGAAGCGGATATTCGCTGAATGAGCCTGCCCGCACAGTCACCGGCGCCAACAGGGGCGAACAGGCACTGGTTGCGGCGCACATGACCGCGTTCGGTCAAAACGCAGTCGGGACATCGCCAGCCGAACCGATGCAGACCGCGCTGGCCGGAGCAGCTCGACATGGCGTTGTGTCGGCATTCTTTGAGCAGGCCAACGGCGGGTTTTACGACGGCGATGGCCGCGCCGCAGAAGTGCCCCTTTCGACAATCTGCCAGTCCGGCGCCCACCAGCGGCTCGTGAACGCATACCTGGTTAAGTACTACGGCAACGAGAAAGACGGCATTTCGCTGCGAGAGCCGATGCACACCCTTCCTACGAAGGATCGCGTAGCGGTCATCGAGGTTGAAAGCGTTCCCGACACGCTGTCGCCTGAGCAGATGGCAGGCGCACGCCGCTGCGCCGCGTTCATGCATGAACACTTGCCGGAGCACTTCAAGGTGCTCGCCGACATGGTCATGTTCAACGGTTACGTCCTCATCGACATCACGCTGAGGATGCTGCAGCCGCCAGAACTGAAGAAGGCTCAGGGATTTCCGGGTGATTACATCATCGACCGCGGCCTGTTCGTCGACCCGCTGACCGGCGCCGAGGAATGGCGCGACATCAACAAAACGGACCAGGTAAAGCTGATCGGGAATAGCGTTTCGCCATACGAATCCGAAGCGCTGGTGGCCGCGAACGCGGGCGACTTGATCAATCTTTACAGGCGTATCGCCGCGTAAATATCCCAGATGTAGCCTCTAGAGGCTACTTTTCCAATAGTAGCCTCCTGAGGCTACTTTGAGGTCAAAATGCCATCGAATAGCCCCTCCCGCGTTTATCTGACCGGGCCTATGACCGGCCTTCCCGAATTCAATTATCCCGCGTTCAACGCCGAAGCAGCTCGACTCCGAGCCTTGGGCTACTGCGTCGAAAACCCCGCAGAGAATCCGCTACCCGCCGAGGCGCCTTGGCATCAGTGCATGCGCGCTGCAATCCGGCAGATGGTTGTCTGCGACGTTGTGGCCTCCCTGCCCGGCTGGGACAAATCGCGAGGCGCCCAGCTTGAGGTGTACTTGGCTGACCGCCTTGAAATCCCCAGCGTCGAGGCCGCCAGCCTCACCGAACACCAGGTAACGTTATCGGGGGAGTTAAGGCCATGAACTGGGTTGAATGGACCATCATCATCTGCGGCGTCCTGGGCGCGTGGACATACATTTCGTTCAAGATCGCACTACGCGTTGGCCCGCTCCTCCGCGAACTCACCCGCCAAAATCAACCGACTGTAATTGGATCATTGGCGTCGGGGAGTCATTAAGGTCGCCGCATCGGGATGCTCTAAGTGCAAGTGAAGCGCAGCGTACGATGCATGGTGCAGACGCACGACATCGTGCCACTGAGTCGAGCCCATCCCTGAGATTGCGACCAGTTTCATCATCTGAATCGTGGAAGCGTCGAGCGCCAGCAACAGTTGATGCGACGTGAAACGAAAATCTTCAGCGCTTTGCATGATGACGCCTTTCCGAAAGGCAATCGATGATCGACCACATATATAACCGACTTCGTCATCGCCGCTTAATTCATCCAGTCGGATATATGGCAAATAGCTGCAAGAAGTTCCGGACATCCCTATCCCTATCCCTATCCCTATTGCCTGCTGCGTATGCGGCGAGGAGTCTTGTCGTGAGCAAAACAGTCGTGTTGACCGGGAGAGCGGTCGTGAATTTTCGCAAGGTGATTACCGGTATGGATGACGCCGAAGTAGAGGAATTGCTAGCTAGTAACGACTTGCGCGAGGCTCAGATCGACGATGATGACCTGCGCGATATCGAATGGATTCATGACGACGTTGAAATACAGGTGAATCCATGAGTACCACCAAAGAACGCGGCATCCTGTTCTCGGCCCCAATGGTGCGAGCCCTGCTGGATGGTCGGAAGACAGTTACGCGGCGGGCCGTAAAAGGCACCGCTCTCGAATGGCTGGAAGAGTTTGACCCCGCCTACGTGGCGAACTCTGACAATGGGCTCTGCCCTTACGGCAAGCCGGGCGACCGGCTGTGGGTTCGCGAAACGTGGTCTGACGTAAATCTGCATGGCGCGCCGGGCATCGCTTACCGCGCGGATGATGACGTCCGGGATCTCATGGAAGACAAGAGCTTTTTGGATGAAGACCGGGCGTTCAATTACAACGACTCGCGCGTCCAGAAGTATTCATTCGCTTGCTGGTCGGAAGACCTGATGTCGGGAGTAGAGGGGCGGTGGCGGCCGAGCATCTTCATGCCGCGCTGGGCCAGCCGCATCCTGCTGGAAATCACCGACGTGCGTATCGAGCGTCTGAACAACATCATTACCCAGCAATGCCAAGCTGAGGGCTATCCAGCTGAGCGGGAGGCGGAAGCGCGCGGCAGCGAACTGGATGTGTGGCTCTGGTACCGAGGACTGTGGGAGCAGATCAACGGGCCGGGCAGCTTCGGCACGCACTGGGTTTGGGTCGTCGAATTCAAGCGGGTGGCGCAAACAAATAATCTGACGAATCAGGACTGAGGTGAGCATGGCCAGGGTGATTGCGCAAATTACAGCTCGACTTCCTCGACTGATGGAAGCAGCCGAGTACCGGAAGCTGCGCTACGCTGGCGGGAAACCCAGCTTGCAGCAGTTGAAAAAGTGGATCGAAGAGGGAGAGATCGTGGGAGAAGTAAAAGGCGGGATGTATTTCGTCGATCTGCAAGCAGCTATTACGGGCTCAGATGACCCGCTGCTCGCGCAAATGATGGATGTCGGCTGATATGGTGCCGCGCCCGCGAAGACCGGTGAATCGGAAACTGCCGCCGAACCTATACGCCAACGGCCAATACTGGAGATACAAGAACCCCATCACAGGCAAGATGACCAGCATCAACCGCCCGCTAGACGAGGCGATCAAGATGGCCAAGGCGGCGAATGCCAAGCTAGCCCCGTTGATGGCCGGGGACGGCGAGATGCTCGCTATGATCACCGGGGACAAGGTGCAGAACTTTCGGCATCTCGTTGACCGGTTCGAAAAGGAATGGCTGCCGGACCGCAAGTATGCAGAAAGCACCCTCGATGAAGTCGGATTCAAGCTTGAGCGGTATAGAACTGACCTGGGCGATATGCTGGTTGGCCAAGCAGACATCCAAGTGATCGCGGAGTACTTGGACCAATTCACCAATAACGCCTACACCAAGCACCGCGCGTTGCTGGTAAACGTTTTCAAGTTTGCCGTGGCAAAGGGGATGGCGGAAAGAAATGTCGCCGAACTGACACTGCTCAAGAAGGAAGAAGAGAAGAAGCGCCAGCGCCATACCATGGAAGGCGTGCAGAAGATGATAGCGGCCGGCACCACGCCCGAGTGGCTTAAGCGCACCATCAGACTTGGCCTGCTGAGTCTTCAGCGCCGCGAGGACATCGTCACATGGCTGAAGTCAGCAGTAGATCTCGAAAACAATACGATCAAAGTTTCACCCGGAAAGACAGAGGGCTATGAGACGCCGATCCACCTGAAAATCTTAATGGGTAAAACAATGCGCCAGGTTGTCTCGGAGTGCATGAAGTCTCCGATACTTTCTCCCTACCTTATTCACTATCAACCCAAGGCGCGGCGAAAAGAGCAGGTAGCGGCTAAAGACCATTGGACTTCAATCACTCCAGACTACTTGACCAACTGCTTCAGAAAGGCCCGTGATGCCGCTCATGCATACGATCATCTTGCGCCGGATGAACGTCCAACTTTCCACGAACTAAGAGCGCTCGGCTCTTGGCTGTATGAGCAGCAGAAGTTCCCAACTGAATACGTCCAGGCTCTTATGGGACACGCTGACGAGAAAATGACGAAGGAGTACCAAGACGGTCACAAATCGAAGGAGATTGAGTACGTCGAGGTCGCGGCCGGACTGTCGCTTTGA